ATCTATAAATCTCAAGACTTATGGAGAAAAATTTGCAAGCTGACACTGAAACGTTAATGCAAATATGTACGGATACGTTAGTCCGGAATTTACGCCTATGGAGAGTACAAGAACTTGTGAGTAGATAGATATTTATATCATCAAAAGCATACTCGTTGAAGTAGGAATGAAACATAGAAGTTTATAACTTTTTATAAGTTTTCAGTAACGGAAAAGAGAGATGATTGAGACAAAAATGGGAGAAATCACACTTAAAGGCAGTAAAGCAGAATTAATAGCTGACTTAGCTGTTATCGTTCGTGGAATCAAAGAAACCATTATGGAAGATGACAAAGAAACAGAGGAATCTGTGAAGCAGCAGATTAACGAAGCGGTCAAAATCGGGCTGATGAACGAAGAAGAATTTAAAACTATTCAAAAAGAAAAAATCAAAGAAATTGTAAAAACATTATTTGATGATTTACTTGGAGGGCTTTTCGATGAAGATAAATGATTTTGATAAGACCGTAGATGAGCTGTACCAGTTGTGCAGGAGAGTTCAGAAAGAAACCGGCAGAACGGTAGCATTTCATTTCGCAAACTACAAGACCGGATGCAGCTTACACATCAACATATATAAGAAAGAATCTTTAAGAGAGTTTGATATGTACAGCATTGCAGAGGGCGGTTATCAGCAGGAAGAGAATGTAAAGAAAGTAACTGACCATTTGAATAAAATTTTGATGGACAACACATGTCCGTATTGTGAGGGGGATTGCAATGGAGAAAGAAAATAAGATGGATTTCAGAGCAGAGACCGTAGCTGAAGAGTATGCAGAGCTGGTAGGCAGATTAAAGGCATTTGAAGCATATCTGAACACTACCGAAGCAGATACATATTTAAAGAAAGAAGTTTGTGCAACTATGCTCGGACTGAATTTGGAGGACAAGGAAAATGAAATGCTATAAGGGATTCGACAAAGGCTTAAAATGCCGTGATTTTCAGTATGAAATTGGCAAGGAGTATGAAGAAGAAAGAGCCGAGATTTGCGATACTGGATTTCATGCTTGTGAGAATCCGTTGGATGTATTTGGATATTATGCACCGGCTGATTCCAGATATTGCGAAGTCGAGCTGGATGCAAACGATCAGAAATCTGACGACAGCAAGAGAGTAGGAAAGAAGATTTCGATTAAAGCAGAAGTCGGAATTGCCGGAATTATTAAAGCTGGTCTGGAGTACATCAAAGATCAGGTTAACTGGGACGATGATAAAAAGTCCAACACCGGAGACCGGTCAGTGGCAACCAACACCGGAAACCGGTCAGTGGCAACCAACACCGGAGACCGGTCAGCGGCAACCAACACCGGAGACCGGTCAGCGGCAACCAACACCGGAAACTGGTCAGCGGCAACCAACACCGGAAACTGGTCAGTGGCAACCAACACCGGAGACCGGTCAGCGGCAACCAACACCGGAAACCGGTCAGCGGCAACCAACACCGGAGACCGGTCAGCGGCAACCAACACCGGAAACTGGTCAGCGGCAACCAACACCGGAAACTGGTCAGTGGCAACCAACACCGGAGACCGGTCAGCGGCAACCAACACCGGAAACCGGTCAGCGGCAACCAACACCGGAGACCGGTCAGCGGCAACCAACACCGGAAACTGGTCAGTGGCAACCAACACCGGAGACTGGTCAGCGGCAACAGTAGAAGGAAAAGAAAGCGTCGCAATGGCCATTGGATACAATTCTAAGGCTAAAGGTTCACTTGGATGCTTTATTGTACTGGCAGAATGCAAAGAGCTGGGCGGTGAATACCACATCGTAGATGTAAAAAGCGCAAAAGTTGACGGTGAAAAGATTAAGCCAGATACATTCTATAAACTCATTAACGGCGAATTTGTAGAAGCAGATAAAGAGTAAGAAAGCCCTGCGGGTACCACCATACCGCGCAGAGCCGCGTATCTAACTTAATTTGGCTAAGTTAAATACAGGGCAAGTATAACACACCTTCCTGTATTTATCAATAAATAATTTAGGAGGGCATTTTTTATGTCAAAAACACACATCCAGAACACAGAAACACCAACACTTGCAAGTGAGATTATTTCCGACCTTGAGAAAGAAAGACAGAAACTTAAAGCCGAAAACAAGAATCTCAGAGAAACAGTCGTAACACTCGGCTTGATGCTGACAAAGATTTTGAAAGAGGGTGATATACCACATGAAGATGCGTGACGAAAACCAGGTACTTTTATCAGGTGACATTCCGGCAGGGTTCGTATTCTCACATGAAGAATACGGTGGAACCAAGATGTACGAGGGAAGAATGACAATATTTAGAAAGAGTACATCCTATGACATTCTTCCAATTATTGCACCAGAGCACATGATTTCAAGAGAAACAGAACTGATTGCTAGTGTATATGGTGAAATGCGAAGTCGTACAGTCAGGGAAGATGGTAAGAAAAGCCTTACGGCGTATGTAAGAGCAATGAACATTCAGTATCTTGAAAGACTGGAAGAACACGATGCAAACGAAGTTTATCTGACCGGTTACCTGATTAAAAAGCCAACAATAAAGATGATTGGCGTAAAAAACGACAGGAAGTTGGCAAGAATACTTCTAGCGGTAAACAGAAAGAAGAAAGCCGGATATACCAGATCAGACGCAATCAGTTGTTTGTGCTGGGAAGAAAACGCAGATGCCGTAGAAAATCTGAAAAAGGGGACAAAAATCAAACTCTGTGGAAGATTCCAAAGCCGGGAACTGTGGTCTGATCAGAGTCAATCATGGGTGACAGCGTTGGAGGTATCAGTAAAAAGATTGGAGATTTTGTAATATGAAGAAAATCGAAGTAAGAGAAATTAGATTGACCGATTTTAAAGGCCAACAAGAGAAGAAAGTAGAGTTCGGACACAGAGCAATCGTTTCCGGGAAGAACGGGTGTGGGAAAACCACACTGGCAGATGCCTTTATGTGGGTGTTCTGTGACAAGGACTACAGTTTAAAGAGCAACCCGGATATCAGACCCGATGATGGCAGAGAATGCCTGCCAAGAGTTGATATTGACCTTGTAATTGATGGGAAGCCGGTAAGCGTAGCAAAGTTCCAGAAGCGCACAGAAAGTAAGCCAAAAGACGGGAAACCGGGCAAGGTTGCATTGTCAAATAAATATGAAATCAACGGCGTTCCGAAAGCTGAAAGAGATTTTAAAGCCGATTTGAAAGAACGTGGGTTTGATTTTGATAATTTCCTTATGCTGTCTCACATGGAAATCTTCACAGACCTGAAAGATGCAGATGCCAGAAAAATTCTGTTTTCCATGTCAGACGGTGCCGGGAAAACAGATTTAGAAATTGCCAAGACGGTTCCAGACTGTGCCGAGTTGGTACCACTTCTGGAAACCTACAAGGCAGATGAAATCAAAGCCATGAACAGTGCAACACTGAAAAAGGCAGAAGAACAGTTGAAAGCCATTCCAAACCAGATTATCGGCATGGAGCAGGCGAAAGTCGATGCTGATGTTGCAGAGTTGGAATTGCAGAAGAATGCCTTGCAGGAACAGATTTCTGACCTCGAAAAGCAGATTACGCAGGCAGGAAACGAGAAAGCCGGAGAGATTAAAGCAGAACTGGCAGGATTAAGAACCAAACTGTTAGAGATAGACTCAAAGGCTAAAGCGGACTTGTTAGAGCAGAAATCATCGGTTTGCAATAAAGTTAGCAGTCTTGAATTAGACAGGAATATCAAAACATCAGAGTTGAACAGAAAGACTTCCGCATTGGAAAGCCTGAGAGCGCAGAAAAAAGATCTTCTTGAAAAATTACAGAACGCCAGAACACAGTATCCCAAAATCAAAGACACAGAATGGGACAACACAGTTCTGGAAAGCATTAAATCCGAGACATTCAAGGACGCAGATACCATTTGCCCGACTTGTGGTCAGAGTCTTCCACCAGAGCAGATTGAGCAGTTGAAGAGCAGATTCGAGCAGAAGAAGCAGGAAAGAATCAATCAGCAGTTAAAAGCCGAGGAAGAATGGGAACAGGACAAGAAACGCAAACTTGATGAAGTTATTCAGATTGGAAACAAAGCGTCTGCCGATATGAAGGAAGCACATAAGCAGGAAGAAACTCTCACATCTGAAATTTCCAAACTGGTAGATGAATTAGAGCAGATTAAAACTTCTCTGGATGCAGAAAATAAGAATCTGGAAGCCATACCGAAAGAACCAGACTTCTCAGAAAACGTCGAATATCAGCGTATTCTTGCATCAACCAAAGAGAAACAGCAGGAGCTTAATTCTCTGGACGATGGCGAAGAAGCAAAGAAGCAACTTTCAGAGCAGTTGTCCGGAAAGAAACAGGAATTGGCAGCAGTCAATCAGAAAATCGGAGAAGCCAACAATAACGTCCGAATTGACGAACAGATTGAGAAGCTTCAGGAAAGCCAGAAACAGTACGCACAGAAGAAAGCTGATGCACAGATGATTCTGGACGAACTGAAATCATTGAGTATGGCGAAGAATACAGCCCTTGAAGATGCGGTAAACCAGTATTTTGACGGGGTTAAGGTGAAACTGTTCGATACGCAGAAAAACGGCGAAGTCGTAGACGCTTGCATCTGGTACGTGCAGGACAAGGACGGTAACTGGAAGAAGCTGATCGGGAACGCCAATACAGCCCTGATGATGAAAGGGAAAATTGCCATCATGGACGGATTACAGAAGTTTTACGGCGTGAGTTATCCGATATTCGTAGACTGTGCAGCAGAACTGGACAACAGCAGTCTGGCAGGAATTAAGGCAGATGCGCAGTTGATTTTCTTGAAAGTTGCTGAGGGGGATATGACGGTAACGGAGATTTGAGAAAAGTGGAACAGCTAGGAACTTGTTTGGCGACAGCCTAGCTGCTCCACACAAAATATAGAGCAAACTATATTTGCTAATAGCATAACAGATAATTTTAGCTTAATCAAGCTACAGGTGATTTTGCACCTGCAAAGTGAGGAACGTGTTCACTCACTAGAATCCATGTAAATTTAATATTTGAGGTTTGGCAGGCCTGTGAATTTACATGGGTACAAAACAGAAAATACGCTCTGATTCCAGAGTTCAGTGCGCTTGGAATCCTACAAAATAGCACAGGTAAGAAACGATACAATCACGCAAATAGCGTGTTGGCAAATATATAAAAATATAGAAAAGGAGAATAAAAATGGCAGAAACTTATGACATTTCAAAAGCAACAAAAGCACAGGAAAAATATTGCACGGAAAAAGGTTATCCGCATTTTGCACCACATAATGGAAAATGTTTCAGTTGCGGGCAGAATATCTATTCCGAAAAAGGACGGAAAAGAAGCGGAAAAGAATGGCACGGAATTTCTGTTGAGAGAGCGTCAAAGGAATTAATTACAGGATGCCCATTTTGCAATAGAACTTATTGCGATTAATAGAAAAGGAGAATTGTTATGGCAAACAAAACACAGTTAGCAACAGCAGGAGAACAGCAGGCGGCAATCGTAATCAACAACTCATTCATTGACGGTCTGGTTAAGCAGCTTGAAGAAAAATGCAAATACGGTCTTTCATTTCCAAAAGACTACAACCTCAGTAATGCACTTATGGGGGCATATCTGACTCTGAAAGAGACAAAAGACAGAAATAATAAGCCAATTCTGGAATCTTGCACAGCTACAAGCATTGCAAACAGCCTTATGAACATGGCAACACTCGGACTTTCAGTACAGAAAAAACAGGGTTATTTCATTGCTTACGGTGGTCAGTGCCAGTTCCAGAGGTCTTACTTCGGAAACATTACAATAGCCAGAAGATATGGCATGAAAGATATCCATGCCGAGATCATCTACGATGGTGATAAGTTCAAATATCATATCGAAGATGGAAACAAAGTTCTGGATTCTCATGAACAGGATTTTATGAACATTGACAACGATAAGATCCTTGGGGCATATGCAGTAGTTCTGATGGAAGATGGAACAAAGCATCTGGAAGTAATGAACATAAAGCAGATCAAACAGTCTTGGTCACAGGGCTATGGTTACAAGGAAAACGGCAATGGAACACATCAGAAGTTTACTGACCAGATGGCAAAGAAAACTGTCATCAATCGTGCATTAAAGCAGATTATCAATAGTCATGGTGATATTTTTATTCAGGAAGTCGAGGAAGCTACAGAAGAAATTCCAAAGCAGGACATTATTGAAAATGAAGTTGCTTATGAAATTGAGCAGAGCGCCAATGCAGAAGAATTTGTCCCAGATGAGCCGGTAGCAATCGAAGAACAGCCAAAACAGCCGACAGTCGCAGAAGTCGTAAAGACTGCCGAAAAAGAACCGGTTCCGGCAGCAGGACAGGAATCAAGCATACCAGATTTTATGAAGCCAGAAGAGATGTGATCGCATATGATGTACTTCGACTGCATCAACTTCGACCGATGCGACTGCGGTAAGTTCGGTCACGATATGACTCAGATCGGGCGGTGTGAAAACTGCCCGTACTATGAGTCGGTAAAAGACTATTTCGATAAAAGAGGTGAGAACTATGAGGATTATATCGCAGGATGGAAAAATCAATCTTCCGTATGAAATGACAGCGTTGCTTGTTTCAGACAACTACATACAGGCGGTATTTGCCGGAGGGATACAGCAAAGTCCATATATTATGGCAGTTTATGAAAGCCGAGAAAAGTGCCAGAAAGCAATGGAAATGTTAAATAGAGTGTATGCAGGAATGTTTTTATCACAAAACGTTGAAATGAGCGACGATATTTACGAGGAATGCATAAAAATGGCTGCAAGAGGTTTTGGAATCATCAAAACCATGGTTAACAGTCCAGATATAAAATTTGAACCGGCAAACATCGTGTTCAGATTCCCGGGGGATGATGAAGTATGAAAGAGGTAGGAAGAAAGAAAATAAATTGGGATTCCATTGTGACTGTGGAATTATCGCTTAAAGAGCTTCAATTAATAAGGGACGCAATGGCGGCTACAGATTTAAAAGATATGAAAGAATTATGGTGCGGAACTCCTCCATATCAGCAGGACGATAAAAATATGATTGGAGAAACTGCTTCTTTAATTTTAAATAGCTACAAATAAACAGAAAGCGAGGTGATGAAAAATGTTCATGAAAATAATAAACACAGGAAGTCAGCCGGGAAACTGTTATGCGCTTAAATCTGAATCCGGCGAAATCTTACTTCTGGATTGTGGATGCAAATACCCAGAGATTTTGAAAGGAATTTGTTACAGAATATCAGATGTTTCGGGATGCCTGCTAACCCATGAACACGGTTAAGGAGATCACCGAAAATCGTTTAAAAAAATCCTTAATGCAGGAATCCCGATTTACACCAACGATGAGACAGAAGAACATATAAAAATCATCTCTGGTGAGCTGATGATTGGCTTACCAGAAAAGAAATCGAAGGACATAGGTTCGTTCCGGGCAACGCCTTTCTACGTCCCGCACGACAAGACACCAAACTTTGCATATCTGATATCTCACGAAGAATGCGGACGACTGATATATGCGACAGACTTCTCATATTTTCCGTTCACATTCAAGAACATGAGAATAAATCACTTCCTTATAGAATGTAATCATCTTGACGAATCGCCGGAGCAGGATTCATTTAAGTTTGAACACTCCATCCGGGGGCACAGCAGCTTATCTACTGTAAAAGAGATTATCCGAGTGAACAAGACCGCTTCGCTCAGAACCATAACGCTGTGTCACCTGTCAGAGGGATGGGGAAATCCGGAAGTGATGCAGAAAGAGATACAGAACGTTGCAGGGGATGATGTTCTGGTGCAGATCGCAAGACCGGGACTGGATGTTGACTTGAATTTATGTCCGTTTTGAAAGGAGAAAGAAATGAAAAATAGATGGATTCCAGTAAGTGAGAAAATGCCAGAAGAAAGAGATTCAATGTTTGCTAAGTTTAAAGGGACAAGTAAATGGAAAGAAGCAATGTTCGAGAAAATTTCCGAAGATGTTTTGGTTACAATTTTGCTTAAGCAGAGTTTGTTTGTTCAAAGCGCGCATACAGTAGATGGTAAATGGAAGAATGATTTATTAAAACTGGGCGGGAAAGTAGTGGCATGGATGCCGTACCCAGAACCATACAGGGAAAATAAAAAAAAGCACCGACTATTTATCGGCACTTTTTACAAAATCTTGGAGAACAGTAATGACCAGATTATTAAAACTCCTGTTCTCCTGCTTGGCAATCTGCTCAAGCTGTTCTTTGAGCTGTATCGGGAACGTGATGTTAGTTCTGGTCTTATCAGACTTGACGGTCATGTGAAATCCCTCCCTTGTTTTTAGAACATTGTAGCATTTTTGATTATCGGTGTCAATCAGGTACCAAAGTGGTATCATTTTTATCTTGCAATGCAGGTATCAAGGTGGTATCATAATGGTATCAAGAACACACCAAATAATGAATCGGGGTGATAAGTTTTTGAGTAACTATAAAAATTTTGTAAAAGCTAAGGCAATTGAAGCCGAGAACCGTAAGAGGTGGTTAAAAATTGACCCGCATCTGAACGACAATCCTGGAATCTACATTTTGACAAGAATTGATGAAGATGGTTTTAAGTTTGGGTATGCAGGCCAGGCAAAGAAACTGCTTACCAGATTATGTCAACACAGTGTAGGACACCAACAGCACATTGACCTTAGCTTGAAGAAACACGGATTGTATTCAGAAAAAAATCCATGTGGTTGGCGTGTAGTGCATACCAATTGTCCAGAATCTGAACTTGACGAAAAGGAACAATATTATATCAAATGGCTTGCAGATCAGGGCTATCAGCTTCGAAATAAGACTGGTGGTTCTCAGGGGCAAGGAAAGAAACAGATTAATGAGTACAGACCGGCAAAAGGTTATTACGATGGTTTGAAGCAGGGCAAGAAATCCCTCGCCAGAGAACTGTCGCACATCGTTGACACGCACTTGCAAGTTTCTCTAAAACCAGAGAAGCAGAGCAATAAAGTATCAATCCGGGCTTTTGAAAAGTTCCAGAGCCTGATTGACGAGAAAACATACGAAAAGGAATCGTAAAAATGGATAATTTTAGACATCGGAAACACATGGAATGGAAGCAGAACCGCCGTGATATTTATTATTTTATTTTGAAATACTCAAAATCACATAAAGGCACACCACCGACAAGAATTATATCTGATGAGCTGGAAATTAGCATGACAGCCGTTCAAAGGCATCTGAGACAATTCGAGGACGATGGGCTGATAGTATTTCACGGAACTGGTTCGCACAGGACATACGAACTGATAGGAGTAAAGAAACATGAAACTGTATGACGTATATGACGGAATGAAGTATATTGGAGAAATGACCATTGATCAGATTTCAGAATTGACAGGAAAAACAAGGAGCCAGGTATCAAGGGCGATTTGTTCAGCCTGCCTGCTCGATGAAAGATATGCGATTGTGTATGATGGGCGGGACACAATCTGCAAAACAAATAAAAACGATGTGAGAATGCTGATGGAGTTTGATGCTTTAACAGAAAACATAAGGAGGTTTGTTGGATGGGAAGCCTAAAAATCAAGCAGAAAAAGAAAGCATTCATTCCATATACAAATAAACAATCTCATATGTTTGCACAGTCTATCCAGAACTGCCAAAAAGAGTTAAAAGAGATGGAGTTGAAAGCCTTTGATGATGGGTTCGAGGATGGAAAGAACTGGTCTGACGTGCTGAATTTTGTAATCTTATTCCATGTAATGCACAAATTGCATGGATGGGGCTGGAAGCGGTACATGAGGACTATAAAGAATATTAATAACTATATCAATGATATTAATTCTGGAAAAACATCACTGTCTGAAATGGTGGATGATTTAGAAAAGAAGCATCATATTCGGATTTGTGATGATTATAAGGAGTTAATTAAGAGATATGGAGTGTAAAGCTGCACCGGTGATTTATTTGCAGAATAACGGACAGGTAGCATTAGGATAGGAGAAATAAATGGATTTAGAACAAAAAGCAATTGAGAGAATTCGACTTGCATCTGATCTTTCGTTGAAACATTATGGAAAGCCACTTGTATGCACATATTCTGGAGGAAAAGATTCTGACGTGATGTTAGAACTCTTTCGTAGGGGGGCATACCATTTGAGGTACACAATAGTCACACCACGGCAGATGCACCGCAAACTGTACGGCACATACGAAAGGTATTTAAAAGTCTGGAAGAAAAAGGAATTAAATGCGAAATAGAAATGCCGAAGTATAAAGGTGAACATATCACGATGTGGAAATTGATTCCGTTAAAACTTATACCACCAACGATATTTTCAAGATATTGTTGTGCGGTATTAAAAGAAACTGGATGTCCTAATAGGTATATTGCCACAGGCGTTCGCTGGGCGGAAAGTCAAAAGCGACAATCACGATCAGAATTTGAAAAATTAGGAAGTAGTATTAAAACAAAAGAATACTTTTCGACGGTTATGCTTATGAATGATAACGATGCAAAACGCCGAATGACCGAACATTGTATGCAACAAAAGAAAATGGTTGTCAATCCCATCATTGACTGGAAAGATTCTGATATATGGGAGTTTATTAATTCAGAACATATAGAAACTTGTGAGTTGTACAAATGCGGATATGATCGTGTTGGATGTATCGGCTGTCCTATGGCCGGGAAAAAGAGGTATAAAGAATTTACAGATTTTCCTAAGTACAAGCAGTCTTATGTTAGAGCTTTTGAAAGAATGCTAGATGTTCGAAAAGAAAAGGGGATAGAAACCCAATGGGAGACAGGTGAAGAAGTTTATCTATGGTGGATGCAAGACAATAATGTAGTTGGTCAGATGGAATTATCTGATTTTATTGAATATTAAAATCATGGAGGACTGCACAATAGCGTGTCAGTTGCTTACATGGGGAAAGTGAGGATGAAAACGGAGAAACTAAAACCACTAAAACCACTAAAACCTTGCCCGTTTTGTGGAGAAGAGGCGCAAATTTTTACCGATGATGAAATGGGATATTTAGGTAATGCTCAGTATCTTGTAAAATGCGGTAACTGTCTTTGCGGTACAGGACATTATAACAATCCCGAATATGCAATAGAAGCATGGAATAAAAGAGCGAACGATAAGGAGGACACAAAATGTTAATCAGAAGTCAGAATAAAGAAGTTTTAGTTGCTTTTGAAAATTTACTTAATATCGAAGTTTCAGGTGGAGTAATAAGTACAAGAGTAGATAATGGATGGTCTTGCTTACTCGGAGAATATTCCGCCAAAGCAAAAGCCCTGAAAGTACTGGATATGATTCAGGAAACATATGCGGACGCAAAATTAAATGAAATTCTTCTTCCTGATGTCTGCAAATCGGCTAGTGAATCTCAGAGGGGAAAAGATAATACATTAATTGCAAAAACTATTAGAAAAGATTTTATGAAAAAAATGATATTCCAGATGCCAGCGGATAGTGAGGTGGAAGCATGAGCCACATCAAAGACAGATTGTCCAGTTATCATGATTGGATGCAAGATATTGTAAATAGACACAAGTTGGTTACTGCCAGAGATTTTCTAGAAATGATAGAACAGCTTCAAGATGACTTAGAACTGGATGAAAATGAAAACGATTGGATTCCAGTCGAAAAGAAACTGCCAGAGCCGGGCAAGGATGTTACTGTACTGCTTAAAGGCTTTATCCCGGCAATTGGTAGATATGAAGTAATAAGAGACGGAATTGGAGCCTTTGTAGTTCCAGGGCAAATTGAGACTCCTGCAGAATTCAGATTGCCTGTAACTGCATGGACACCGTTGCCAGAATCATACAAGGAGGACTAAATGGGAAGATGTAAATTAGACTGTCCGGACGGCGAAACAGAGTGCTGCATCTGCTGTACTAAACAGGATTCCTGCCAGTGTAGATGTGATGAGATGGGCAGTTATGAATCTGTGAAGGAGTGTGAAGATTATGAGACTGATTGATTTATTGGCAACAATTGACACAGATGTTGAGAGCGGCGAGAAAGTCCAGATATGCCATCCAGGAAGAAACTGGGAGGATTACGATGAATTTAGTGCCGGTTCAAAACTGTTGAAACCATTTTACGATTTAAAGGTAAAATCTCTATCTGCAATAAACACAGATGTGATTAGAGTTGATCTGGATTTTGATGAGAAAGGTGGTGAAACAGATGAGTAGACTGATTGATGCAGACAAAATAATTGATTCTCTTGGAGGTTCGGATATGGATTTTGCAATAGGTGCAGTTATTGACGAGCAGCCGACAGTTTTTGATGTGGACAAGGTTGTGGAACAGTTAAAACAATTAAAAATGAGATACTTCTTAACAATTGCAAATACGGGAGATGGCGATAAAGATTGTGCTTATAAAAACATTGCAAATACAATTGATAGAGCAATCGAAATTATAAAAGGTGGTGGAGTTGAATGAGAGAAATTCTTTTTAAGGCAAAGCGGATTGATAATGGTGAATGGGTTGAGGGGGTGTTTAGTAATAGATCATTCACGGTCAAACTTATTTGAATATCGAATGCAACCAGTTGAATCAGGTGTTTTATATGCACCACCTATTAATCCTGAAACCCTCTTCCAGTTCACGGGACTTTGCGACAAGAATGGGAAGAGAATCTGGGAGAATGACATTCTGATGGCACACTTGGACGAATCCTACCCAGAGGATGCGGCATATGAAACCGTTGAATGGAACGTTGCCGGATGGGTAGCGCACGAAACTGGTAGCACGGATAGAGAATATATTGATAAGTTTGATCTTGAACATTATGAAGTAGTTGGAAACACTTTCGACAATCCAGAATTGTTACAGGAGGAACACAAATGAGTAGTGCAAGTGTAAGATTCGGAACAAAAGCGTATGTATGCGCAAGATATTTTCTTAGACCGGGTAAATGTTTCAAATACATCGACCAGCGCGGCGAGGATGCTACAGAACACGTCTACGAGGTCATGGCATTATATCCGTACTGTGCCCTGTTAAGAGATACCAGAAACGGAGTCAGAATTTGTCCGGGGTACAATACGTTGAGTCTAATGCTGAGAGGAAGTGAAGCGTATGAGTAAATCAGTATTAGTGATTAATACACCAGAGGACTGCGGAAAATGTAAATTTATAAGCGGATTTTGGTGCAGAGCAATGGGTAGCAGGAGAGTTCCAAACAATGATGTAATCCCCGATTGGTGTCCACTTATGGACTTGCCAGAGAAAGATAATGGAGACTATCCGGCTAATACATCTGATGCTGGCTTTGCAGAGGGATGGAATCAGTGTATTGATGAGATTACAGGAGGCGAAGTAGATGATTGATCTGACAAATAAATGCGTATTAGTCAGAACACGTGAAGAGTATACAAATATTCTGAAAGCAGCAAAGAAACAAGGATTTAGATGGTACGGCGGAAAAGAAGCGTATCCATATCCTTTTGAAAAACAGCAGATCCCGGATATATTAAAGTTCTATAGCGATAAAGGACTAACAAGAAATGCCAGCCTTGAACCGGGATATGAATTAGTAGAAGCATCAGACGTAATTGAATATGAGAAGAAGCTCAAGGATATAGTGAACCTTGTCAGAGCATTCGCTAAAAACCCAGACAGAACAGCATTGACGGACTCATTTATTGAGTCCTTGGAGCTACTTGCAGGCACTGTAGAAAGCCAGATGGAAGAGGTAAAATAGATGGAAAGATTAATACTTGACGATATGATAAAAGCACTTAGATGTGTTACCAGCCAAGATACAGAAGGCGATTGCCATGCAGACCACGAAAACTTCATTCATATGCATGATAAGCATAAACGCATTATCTGTGGAACTGGCGAAGATTTAAGAGATTATATCGGTGGGAAGGAAGCGGTTGGCTGCCCGTATCATCAAAACACTTATGGATGCTGCTTCGAAGACGGGGAACTGTATTGGCTGAAAGATGTCGCAGAGCTGTTAGAAGAATTAAAGTCTTATAAAGACTTAGAAGAACAGGGCTTGCTTGTGAGATTGCCGTGTAAGGTCGGAGATATTGTTTATGTAGATAGCGCAATACTTCCAATAGAGGACATGGAATGCTATGAAGACATAGACAATAAGATTCCATCATATTTTCAAGGCCGAGTTGTTTCATTCCGGTTTGCACAAAGAAACTGGGCAAAGATTGCGGTTAAGGCGAAGTGGTTGTATGAATGGATTGATGATGAAACTGGGCCAGAAAGTGATTACATAGAGTGCGAGAAAAACTTTTCAATCTTATTGTCAACGATTGGTAAAATCGTATTCCTCACCCGTGAAGAAGCCGAAAAGAAGTTTGAGGAGATGAAGAAATGAAAGAATATAGTTGCCCGAAATGCAACAGCACAGATCTTTTATCAGAAAATCCGGAAATAACACTGGATTGTACTGCGGAGATTGTGGAGCATGGATTAAATGGATTGGAAAGAAAGAGATTCCGTTGGTTGAACGTTTTCTGAAACAACATAAGGAGTGGTAACCATGGACGCTAAAGAAGCAAAAGATATATTATCCGATATGAGAGACCAGCATTTATGTTTCTTGCGAGATTCAGAAATCAAAGAAGAATGGCAAAAGGAATATTTAACAGAATCATGGGCGTGTGATTCTGGGGCAAAGGCATTAGAAAAACAGATTCCGATGAAACCAAATAATATCAAATCTATTTTTGATTTTTCCGGCAGATACTATACGACAAAAGGTAACTGTCCAGTTTGTAACAGCGAGGGACTTAATAAATTAGATTTTTATTGTAATAGTGCGGGCAGAAATTAGATTGGGGTGTGGAAAAATGATAGAAATAATATATAAACTGATAATATGCCACTTGATCGGAGATTATGTTCTTCAAAGCGATTTTATCGCAAAAACTAAAGGAGAAAACTGGTATCACTTACTGGTTCATTGCTTTCTTTATTCAGTTCCTTTTTATATAGTGTTCGGGTGCTCATGGAAACTTGCCCTTGTAATGACTATGCATATAGTGATTGACCATTTAAAGGCACGATACAATAAGATAAGTTACATGGCAGACCAAATTATACATTATGTGACACTTTTAGTTTATTTATTCTAAAAAAGGCAGAAATTATGGCAGATAAAACATGCAAAACTTGTATTGAAAACGACAACGGGCTGTGTGACCGCAAAGGCATCCTGATAGAGGAAGATGATACCTGTGAAAATCACACAAAAAACTGGATGGACTCTTCAATGGAGAAATTCATCCGAAAATCAATGCGGTAAGGATGGAAATGTCCTTACCAGACGGGAAGGTAGCTAAATGACAAAGGTGAGTTGGATTCGATTAGAAATTGATATGTTCGATAACAAAAAAATCCGGCATATCAGAAAACTTCCAGAGGGGAACAATATTGTGCTGATCTGGATGATGCTCCTGACGATGGCAGGGCGTTGTAATTCAAACGGGATTATATTTCTGACAGAGAATATTCCATATACAAATAAAATGCTAGCTGACGAGCTGGACTTTGATGAAAGCGTGATCGAACTTGCACTTACAATTCTTGAAAAGTTCGGCATGATAACCAGAGACGGAACATTACTTTCAATTCCCGGATGGGAAGAGCATCAGAATATTGATGGCCTTGAAAAAATCAGAGAGCAGACCAGAAAACGGGTTGCCGAGCACAGGAAACGTCAGAAAGAACTGCTTGAGGAAGAAAGCCTTCCGAAACTCACAGATCAGGATGCTGAGGAGAAACCTGTCACAGCAAAAGATTCAGTAAAGCCCGGAGATGTTCAAAAGGTTATTGACGAATGGAATAAGCTTCAGAAGTTAGGAATTCAGCCGGTTATAAGAATGACGCCTAAACGTTCACAACTTCTGAAAGCAAGAATTCGGGAATATGGAATGGAAAAGATTATGGAAGCAATTGAAAAAGTCAAAAAAAGTGATTTTCTGACAGGAAGAAAGAAAGATTTCATAATAACTTTTGAATTTTTTATAAACCCTAATAAATTTATAAAAATACTCGAAGGGTTTTATGACAATAGAGACGAGGATGTACATAATGGATTTAACGGAAAAACTCAAAGAAATGTCGAACCACTCGTCCCACTTGGAGAATGGAACGGAGAAGAATCAGACACCCCGTTCGCTTGAATGCCCTGAATGTGGGGACAGCGGGTGGAGATGGGTAAGAGATGCAAGTGGTATTCCCTATTGCGAGGAATGCCCTTGCGGAATCAGGAAAAGAATAATCCTTGAAAATCAATTGAAATTTGCAGAGCTTCCAAACGTGTTTAAAGGCTCAAGTTTCAACGATTTGAAGTCAAGTGTATATTTGAACACCGAGAGCCGAAAAGTATTTTCTCAGGCGGCTCAGGCGGTAAATTACTGGTTTAAAAATCTTCCTGATATGCAGAAGAAAGGAATAGGACTATACCTTTTCTCAAATGCAAAAGGTTCCGGCAAAACCAAAACAGTATGCAGCTTGGCGAATGAAATCATGAAGAAATACCAGAAGCCAGTCAAGTTCACCACATCCCTCAGGATTCTTGATGAGATCAAGAATACATGGGGAGACAAAGGGAATACGGAAGGAAAGCTGATAGAGGATTTGTCCAGAACAGAAATCCTTATCATTGACGACTTCGGCGCTGATTCTGGAAAAGAATGGATTAACGAAAGATTCTATAGCATTATTAACGGGCGGTATGTTGATAGGAAGATTACTATATTCACAAGCAACTGTCAGATATCAGAACTGAAATATGATGAGAGAATCACAAACAGGATTCTGGAGCGGTCACTTGAAATCCCATTTCCAGAGGAATCCGTCCGGGCACATATGGCACAGCATATCAGAATGGAAATGGTACAGGGGATGCAAAAATGAGAACAATAAGCGAAATGTACAGGCGTTCCGGGGGAACTGCGTATCAGCATAAATGTTCTGAATGTAGATTCTATAGGGACGGAAAGAGAGAAAAATGTCTGATGTACGGCGGTGATCGGGACTGGCATGGAAATTTCATTGCTTGTAAATTCTTCAATTTTGAAGATGATATGCCGGAAGGACAGATGAATATTTTTGATTATGTGTGAAAGAAAGGAGGAACGAGGAACCGCTGGCCAGCGAAAGGATATCCCGGTTCCTCCTTATTTTTTATGAATAATGACGACTTGAAATATGCAATTGAGAATGGTATCATCAACTTGTCTCACATACAAGAGCAAATTGAAATGAATAAAAGGGAAGAAATTTTAAAAGAATACAGGGACAGTATATGGAAGGCATCTGACGGATATTGGAAAATCCGTATGACTTATGACGAAACCGGACAAAGAAAAATGTTCAAGCGTAAGTGTAAGCAAGACCTGGAAGATTTGATTGTAAAGACTCACCGAGAAAAGATTGAGAATCCAAAGGTCAAAACAATATTCGAGGAATGGGCGCAGCGTAAATTTGACTTGAAAAAAATATCTGTACAGACTTACCAAAGATATCATCAGGATTTTACCAGATTTTTCGGAACACTTGGTGAGCAGAAAATCAGAAATCTTGAACCGGGCGATATCAGCAATTTCTTGGAAGAACAGATCAGCAAACACAATCTGACCGCTAAAGCCTTTTGTAACCTCAAAACAATTACCAGAGGTACCCTGAAGTGGGCGAAGCGTAACAAACTGATTGACTGGAATGTGCAGGAATTATTCTATGACTTGGATGTCACAGATAAATCTTTCAAAAAAATCATCAAAGAAGACTCTAAGGAAGTTTTCAATGATGCAGAAATGGGAAGAATTATAGAATATCTGAAAGAAAACCAGGATATGGTAAATCTTGGAATATTGCTTATGTTTGTAACCGGCCTGAGAGTTGGTGAGTTAAGCGCTTTGAAGTGGGAGGACTGGGATTCAAACACCGGAATAGTCAGAATCCGAAGAACCGAAGTCAGACATTATGAAAACCACAAAGGAATTTTCGAAGTCAAAGATTTTCCAAAGACGGAAGCTGGAATAAGAAATGTGGTAATTCCACAGGGGTGTGCATGGATTATTCAAAAACTCAGGAATATGTCCGTATTTTGCGAATATATATTCTTTGCGGATGGTCGCAGGATAAACACCTATTCATTCAGAAACCGACTCCGGACAGTATGCAAGAACACTGGATGCGTTCAAAAATCACCGCACAAAATACGAAAAACCTATTGTACAATCCTCTTAGACCACAGCGTAGATAACCAGATGGTAATATCACAAATGGGTCACGCCAATATCTCATGCTCAGAAACTTATTATCACCGAGACCGAAAGAATCTTCAAAAAAAGCAAAAAATCATGGACAGCATAGATGAATTTATGGTAGTATCGAGATAGTTTTTGGTCATTTTTTTAAAGAGGGAACAGCTAGGGAACAAAAAGGAACACCCTGGAAAAGTTAGAAATGTTGATTTTATGGGAAAGATAGCAGTTTAAAGATACGTTCGATTCCCGTACTGGCTGCTAACGAAAACCTTGAAAAATCAAGGTTTTTTGTGCTTTTTAGGGGTATGTAAAATAGCCGAGGGAACAGGCTAGGGAACAGAACAAACATTCGAATTAAAACCATAGGAGGAAAACTTGTGTGTGAGACACAGGAAAAACCATCGTAGACGGCAGAAATGCGGTCTTTTTTTGTTTTCTAAATTATGTTAATATGGTTGTATGGAGGTGGTGTATGTGATACATACCGCATATGATGTGATGAAAGAATTTCTGATAACCGGTGCAGAACTTGACGGTCAGTTTCAGATACCAATGCTTCCAAAAGTGGATTTCTCACCGGGCAAGTCTCGGAAGAACTCCCGGAAACCGTCAGTTATACTATACTGGCGGTCAGACGTTGGAATTATACGACCGCTTTTTATCTCCATGCAGGAAAGTTGCAAATGATCTGCCTTTTTTGTTGACCGGTGCAGTGCGTACCGCATAAAAGACACCGCCCCAGACTGACACCGCACCGGCGGCAAGTCGTACCAGATCAGCGAAACGGAACCGGAAGCGACCGCAAGAAAAACATCTGCGGCGGATTGGGTTGCTGTTTCTTTTATTTTGTTTACCTCGGAAAAATCACGGGTTTTTATTGCACTCGCCATCTGTTTAGAACTAGGTTTTTTGATCTCTTTTATCATTTTAAGCCCTCCAATATTTAGAAAAAACAGGCGGGAAAGCCCCGCCCGGAATTAACGTGCATTTAGTTCAAACAAGCATTGATTTTCTTTTCCAGGTGCGGAAATGCTTCGCAAATTTCCTGCACACTGTCTGCGTAATAGTCACCTACAATTTTACCGAAAATTTTAATATTACCAGAATAAAAACAACCAAGATCATTAAACCAGATATCAAGCCCAGTCGCCTGCTCCTTTTTATCGTTGTACCACATATCAATTTTTATCATGTTTTTTATCCTCCTTGAATTTTTGTTAAAAGGCCGCCGGGGAAATGCTCCCCGGTACGCTTCCCGGCCTGTCTTAATTTTTTGTAATTCTTTTAAAAATGTCGATTGTAAGAGTTGCAAGCGCTCTTTTTCTATCTGACATGTAGCCGCGTCTTTTGCTTTTTAATGCTTTTTCTGCGGCTTTTAAATTACTTACGCCGTAAGACGCAGCTTTCTGTAATTTCTTAAATTCTTCCGGTGTAACCTTCACGGCTTTTAAGGTATCCTGATTGATTGAAAAATCTTCTTTGTTTTCCGGGTGAAGCATCTGACAAATTGGAATATAACAATCAGTTCCCATATTTTCGCCGATATTCCAAACAAGATAGTTACCCGGGATTTTCTCCACAATTTCAAAAGTATGTGTATTCCATAAAGATGTAGAAATGATTTTGCTTCCCTCGATTTTTGCTGTTGCGTATGCCATATTATTTACCTCTCTTTTTATTTTTTTGAAGTCCGGCGGTTGCGTTGGGGCTACGGCTTGACCGCCGCCGGAGAGAATTTATTTAATTTTCGTATCTGTCCAAAGATCAAGGATAGAGCGAAAACAATTTAATTCATCAACAGCAAAACCACCGTCATTAATATGGAATATCGCGTAATCTCCATATTTTTCGTTTATGTCCTGAACGTAATTATAAAATTTTTCGAACCGTTCCAGGCGGTCAGTGTCGAGCATGTACCACTTATGTCCAGCCGGAAGTGTTTTTATAAAGTTTTCCGCGTTGCATGGGTAACTAAAAGCGCCTGCAACGCTTATTTTGCTTTTTTTGTCATCCTGTGTGGCACGGTCGATCATTGTAAACACCACCCAGTTTAATTTGTTTAAATATTTGTTTGCCATTGCTTTTTCCTCCTGTTAGAGCTATAATGATTTTGCTGGTATTTTAATAATTATATTTAGGGCTCCGGGTTTTCTGGAGTCCCTTTTTTATGCTGACATTTTATAAAGAATCAAAAACTTTAATTCCTCGTACTGCCGGGAGCTAATCCCGGCGAAGTCATTCCCGATCAGTTCCAGAAGCTTTGCCAGTTTTCTTTTTGTGCGGGCCTTTTCAATCTGGCCCAGATATTTTCCGTAGTTCATTCGCACACCCCCAACATTAAATTTAATAATAATGCGTGAATTTTGCTTTCTTCTCTGAAAGTGTCTTTTGTTTTTCCTGTTGCCGCCATCCAAGCAACCGAGTAAATGCGGTTCGCCTTGAATAAGGTCTTAAAAATTATTTTTTTCATTTTATTTTCTCCTTTTCAGTTTTAAGTTTTTTTGTTCTCTGTTGATGGTTATATAATACACTAATTAAGCACTAATAACAATTGACATAATATACAAATTAAGCACTAATTATTTATGGTAAATTGTGCATTATGATTAGGCACTAAAATTATTGACAATTAAGCACACGCATATTATAATGGAGAAAAATAAAGGAGGAATAAACATGGCAGAATTAACAGCAGAAGAAAAAGCAATAAAGAATAGAGAAGCAGTAAAGAAATGCATGAAAAATAAGGATAGAATAAATGTGATCTTACCGCAGGGAACACTTGACAGAATAAACGCATATGGATTAAAAACAAACGCGTTCGCAAGGGAATTAATTCTTGCAGAACTTGATAAAATGGATAGAATGAAAAAAATGTAAATTAAGCACAAATAACTATTGACAATTAAGCACTAATAATATATACTGTAACCATAGAAAGGAAGTGGTTACAGTGAAAACAGAACAATTTAGGATTAATGAAAATTCTGATTTCCCGGGCGTCTATATAATTGTAAATATGGACAATCAAAAAGTATATATTGGTTCAACCAGAAACATACGTAAGAGATTGAAAGAGCATTTATATAACTTGAAAAGAAGAAAACATTTGTCAAATACTTTACAAGAAGACTTTAACAACGGTAATTCATTTGTTGCGTATCCTTTAACCCGAGTTGAGCTATTGCCAAAGTATTTAAAGGACCATAATTTAAGACATTTTGAATACATGGCGATTAAAATGTTTGATTCTACGAATCCAGAAAAAGGATACAACAAAGTAAATCACAAAGCAGAATCATACGAATTAGGAAATATAAAGCAAGCGAATTCTTTATTTAACGATTTCTTTGAAGTGAAAGAAAAATACAAAACGAGAACAGACTTGGAATATTATAAAGAATATTACGAAGAAGAATTAGAATTTTTCTTAAAACAGGCTATGCGTTAAAGAAAACCAATCACGCAGCCCCAGAAGGAGCGGAACGGAGGATAAAATGAATATTAAAATTTATTGTAATTATGGTGTGTTGGCAGCCGAAAAAAGAAACGTCTATACATACGGGACACCAGAAGCCACGGCTACTTGCTGGGATGAAATCACAGTGGAAATCCCAGAAGGATGGGAACCATACGAAAACAACACAGGCGATCTAATGGTAAAAGCCCCGTGGGGATGGAATTACAGCATTAACGAAGTGCTTCAGGGAAACGAAAAGCCGTGTTTTTATGCATTAGATGATAGCGGGAAAGGACACAGACAGTATTTAAAAATTATAGATTAATTCCAAACACACAGCCCCCCACGAGGGGCAGACAGGAGGAAAAAATGATAAAATATGATTTGGTGAAAAGAACGGCGGAATTTAACCACAGAGGCAGAAGAGAGGTCAAACAAGGATGTACAGCTTTGGATCCGGATCCCGAATACATAAAAACGTTTGACGATCTGGAAGAGGCTAAAAAGGAACTTGCAAAACGCAAGACAAGCGTCAGCAAGTTTGAAAATCACAATATGACGTTTTACTCAGTTGAGGAATATGTGATTGAGGAAAACGAGTTCGAGTTTGACGAGGACGAAAACGAGCTCGTGCAGACGGGCTTTATAGACACGTTAGAGACAACTCCAATGAAAATCGAAGTTGTCGAAACACCCAGCTATAAAACAATTGGTGTTTATTCCAGCCTGGAAGAGGCGGAAGAGGCAGCAAACGAGTATGACGGAGACGGAGAGTCCTATATAATGCTTTAAAAAAATAAGTCGGAAACACAGGACGAAGACGCGCCGGATCATTATGACGGGAACGTTATAAAACGTTGGAAATAAACCGGAGGTAAGAAAATGATTAAGAGAATAAAACTTGAAACCATTTACAAAATGGCTAAAGAAGATAACGAGAAAATAGAAGAATGCAAAACCTTCCCAGACGGATGGGATAAAATAGTCTATGACTATTATAATAAACTGTCAAAAGATTCGTACGACGTTGAAATGTTTATGGATTTTTCTAGCGGTGAATCTTCACCGCTAGAAATGGCATACGCATACAGGAGAAACATGTATATCATGCTGTACACAATGAATGCAACAGATACAATGGCATTTGTGGATAGCGAATACGATATATTTTACATCGTATCAAAAGACGGTGATGAGTATAAAAGTTGGGAGTGGTGCTTCACAAACAATATTGACCCGATCAAATACAATGGTGAGGACGGAGATGAACCGGTCCCGGAATGGCTCATAAAAAAATATGAAGAACAGATAAGGGAGGAAAATAAAACAGAGCTGAGCGGATATGACGAAAAAATAAGATGCAGTAGGATAAAATTTAACTTTCAAATCACTTTTATATGTGGTATAATAGAGTAGAGTTTAGTAGTCCCATATTGGAATGTAAAAATAAGGAGGATTACATCAAGCTCACAACTGTTTTAAAAAGACGCAAAATAAGCCCCTGGGAGATAATCCCGGGGGCTTTTGCTGTCTTATTCTGGCGGCGTAACGACGGCGCGGCACTCAGCCGGTAAACAGCCCCACCGCCGAAACTGTTATAACACATATATCACAAAACCGCCGAAGTTGTCAAGTAAAATTTTTTTTATTTTGGGACTTGATTTTTAAAACCGATGTGGATAAAATAAAATCAACGACAGGCGACGGAACTCAGGACGGGAGCTGCAAGCCAGAGCGTTAAAAGAATATTGATTAATCAGCCAGATCAAGCCGGACAAGGCGCCGGAAGGTCTGACTTTTTGTGTTTAATAGCCAGAAAATGACCGTATTACATAACGTATAAATATATAATAACTGTTTTTATAATCCCGTCCTAGATTCTAGAGACCTAGAGTTTATTAATTATATATCTATACAGTACCGTATAGATATATAGAGTTAATAAGAGTAATATATCAGTAAAAATAAAATTAAATAGACTGTTGACAGTGATATAAAAGTATGATAAAACAGAATTAACAACTAAATAAGCCGAAAGGCAATAAGAATAATAAGACTATTTAAGACGATTAAAACCGAGCAGATCGGAAAGAAGAAAGGGATTTAAAAAAGTCCCGGAATGTATCTGCAAGCGTGTTTTTGTCGTCTTTTTTTTATTTTATTAACGTTATGAAGTGAGGTGATATGGTGAGAACAACGGAGGAGCTGTTAGAGAATTTTGAAGATGAAACACATAATTTTTTACAGGCTTTTTGTGAAAAATATAAATTTGAAAGCCCGATAGAGATGAAACAAAACACCTTTGAAGCCGCCATGTCATACGCTGGAGATCGAATATTTTTAAAATCTGATGATGTGACACTAAAATATAATCGGCAGACCATTATTGATACAGATAATGCGCCGTTGATAGATTATATATTAGATAGATATGAGCAAATATGTACAATATACAACAAAGAGGTCACATTGCAAGGATTTAGCAAGTATACAAAAATAGGCAGACAAACAATGTATAACTGGCTAAATGGAGAATGTAAAACTAAGATATATATAGATATAGATGGCAATGTTATACATGATATACAAGAGTGGAAACTAAATAAAAGGGGCGAATACAGGGAGATTGCAAGCACTGCGCACTTAGACATTATGAAAAAATTGGAAGAAATGGACGAACATTCTCTCGCAAATATTAGCATTGGCGACAGAAATAACACGGGCGCAGCCATGAAATTAAATACTAAGTTCAGGTGGAATGCACCGAATGGACGGAGCGCAGAGGGCAAACAGGACAAACCACGAGAGAGCTTAGAACAGATCAAAGAAGAGTTTGGCGGTTTGCTGACAGGAGAGTGAGGCAAGATAGACGTATAAATAGCCCGGAAATGTACAGGACTCACGGACAAACGACACGAAAACAAGGCAAATTAGCAGAAATTGTTCAATATACATAAACACAAGTTTTAAAACTGTGCAATCTGTACACTAATCTATATAAAAAACTGTTGTTTTTCTTATAGATGTAATATTCTGACAATTATCTACTATATATTTCTTCCTTGACCACTGCCGCAGGCTATTAAAGGTCAGCGTTAAACCAGGGAAGCGGGAACCCATGGGGCGGCGGGCTTCCCTGGTAGCGTCCGGCAGGGGACACCGGGAGGGGGGTCTATATAAAGCCCAATACGCGCCGAGTGAGTACTCCGAGTTCCCGAAAAATTAAAAAAGCCTCCTCTAACAGCAAGGCTTAAAAATTCCAAAAAAACAAAAAAGAGTTCCCCATGGCAGAGATAGTGATTGCAACACGACAAGCCATAAGCCTTAATGGCTTCTCTGCCATAAACAACAAGGCGATATCAGAAAGGCAGGTATAAATATGAAAATAGGATATGCAAAAGAGTCAGGCATTTGGTTTCCGCTGTCTGCAAAGAAAAAGATACTTTTGAGCGAAGAAATTGACACATTTGCTTGCGACTCAATAGATAGAAATAATAATTTCGAACATCTTTGCGAAAACATGAGAAATGGTGATTCTTTGATTATTTGCGGAGTTGATGACATTGGAAATACCAAGGATGAAATCGAAGAAACATGGAGACGACTTCGTGATTTGAATATTGAAATCTATGTGCTTACAGCTCCGATGCTGTTTCAGAGAGAAAACATGACGTTAGAAGAATCATTTATAAGAGACGTGTCGCTTAGCGTACTTGCTTCTCAGGTTGAAATTGCTAATCAAAAATTAAAAGCAATAAATGATTTATGATAACCATTTACATTCACAGAAGGGTAGGAACAATATGGAGAAAATAGTAAACAACGATGGATATCTTCGGTCAGGGCTGATGGATATTGCTAGACAGTTGCTGAATATCTGCAGTGAAACTGGCGTTTCCAATATCCAGATAGTCACATCACCTTGGAAAGAGAGCGAAGGTATTACGCTTCTTGCAAAAACTGGAGACAAACCAATTCTTTCAGTAAAGATGGATACTGCCTATGAAAAAGAATAACCCTCAGGGCGAATCAATCAGAATCCGTCTCACATATCAGCTAGAACGAAAACTCATAGCCGAAAAGAACCGAACCGGCAAAAGCGTATCGCAGATCACCAGAGAAGCATTGGAACAATATTTCCGAAGAAGATAGGCAAAACGCCGACTCAATTTTTCTCAAAAAAAATAAAAAAGAGGTTTTTATATGTCAGAAGAATACAGTGAACGCTTTGATGAACTTCGTAAGAACCGAGTCGAAGTAAGCTATCATAAATACGGTCCTGCTAGGAAGAATTATAAAACCGGGAACGTGCAGGCACTTCCGTCCATGGAACGGTGTATTGAGAAATATAATTCCACCGGAAACACAGAATATCTCGTGGATGCAGCAAATTACCTCATGTTCGAGTTTATGTACCCGAAGCATCCTAAAGCGCACTTCAAAGCTACAGACAGCAAAGATAGCGCCGGGATAGTCGGAATCAGTGTAAAGGAAATGGAGGACTTGAAGAATGAACAGTACTAATGCTCCAAAAGTAAAGATCATAAATCCAGAAGGCTCTGGCTGGAGGGGAACACAATATTTTGTTGACGGAACAGAAATCAATCGTGTAATATCAGCAGACTTTCATGTCGCAGTTGACGAATTACCGACATCGGTTTTTGAATTAATGGCTCTGCCGGATATTGAAATGGAATCCGAAGTAAAATTCTCATACACACCACAGTCCATAGAGGACGCAGTAAGAATCCTGAGACACGAACTTCTGACACATGGAGAAATTTACAATGGTTTCAAAGCGAGCCTTAAAACAGCGATTGAGAAGTATTGTACATGTGGCCTGCCATTCGAGCCAGAAGACGAAACCGCCGGTAAGACTCTTGATTTTATGATCGGAGAGAAACAGAAAGAATGATTCTCGCAAAATTCGTAGCAGCCATGTTAGATATTGCATTTTTCACATTGGTTTTAGCATTTCTTATATCACAGGACGAAACCGAAAAGAAAAACAATCCAATAGCAACGGCAGTATTTATATTGATGGAAATTTGTTTTGCAGTTAATGCAGTTGTGATTTTTTAGATTATAAAGGAGGACACAAGTAATGAAATTTTCAGAAGCATTCAAACTTATGAAACAGGGAGCCAAGGTAAAGCTTCCATCATGGGGCGGATATTGGTATTGGGATGCAGAAAAAGAAACAATTATGATTCAGTGCCGCCCACAGGATAACGGTGAAAAAGGAGAATTACTTGATATTCGTGAGACGCAGATGGTGGAATATACAACTATGAATATGCAGTCTGATGAATGGATTATTGCGGACGAAACAAACTGCCAGGTACTCGGCGGTGAAGCAACATTCTCTTTCGGGGATGCAATTAAGTACATGAAGCGCGGACTTAAAGTGGCAAGAAAAGGTTGGAACGGAAAGAAACAGTACATTCAGCTCGCCACTGGAATTTCATATAAGACTGCTGATAATGAGATTATAAATTGCGAACACGATGCAATCGGAAATAAATCCATTGCTTTTGTCGGAACATCTGGCGTACAGATGGGATGGGTTGCATCTCAGGCAGATATGTTAGCAGAGGATTGGATTTTTGCAGAATAAGAGGAGAACCCAATGTGGTTAGCATTCACAATACAAATTCCCCTGTTCACCATACTGATTGAACGGGTGAAAATACAAGAAAATCAGAAGCCCGTCGTTCTCAGGTTAGGGAAAGCCTTTGAATCTGACAGGTCGAGGCATCCAGAGTAGCTTAGGTCTGCGTCAGTGAAATACAATTTCCCAAAGTAACTGGCGCGGACTTAACGATACAAATATAGACATGGTGCTTTCTAAAATCTTATAAAATATATCACTATCACTAGACCGGGACTTTCCCGGTCAAACAATGGGCTATCGTCAAGCGGTAAGACACAGCATTTTGATTGCTGTATTCGTGGGTTCGAATCCCACTAGCCTAGCTGGTTGTATTATTTTCCATGATGATATGACCCCTCCGAATTGGTTCCACCTATCCCAACGGGGATGATTAAAGGGGCTTCAAATGCCCCGGATGGATTCTGCAAAACGCAGAAATCAACAGTCTCAATCCCTTTGTTGCGACTGCGAGGGCAAGAATCGCAACAGCAGAGGAAGTTACTCTTGAACTGCAATAACCCTCTGCTCAGGAAACTTAGTTCAGTTGGCAGAACGGTCGGCTCATAACCGACAAGTCACAGGTTCGAGTCCTGTAGTTTCCATTTCTTCCATATGCTGTCTATCCGTTTAATGGACAGAAAAAACTGCTGAATGAGTGTATGTGGATTATTTTCATGAAAGGTGTGTAACGGCACAGCCTGTTCGATGAAGATAATTTCCCGTTCGGCGTAGTCTCCGAGTTAAATTGTCGTCAATAAGCGCGCATTGAGGACAGGAAGTTTTCAAGAGACAAACACAGGAAGTATTTTCCAAAATCCGAAAACAACTCCGTGGAGCATACCACGGTTACCAAAAAGCCGTCAGGTTGGCAAAAATACGATAGTCCAAGTTGCAGGAAATTGCCTAGTGGAAAGCATAACACGATAAACATATTGCTAACCCGGGGTTTCCGGGTTATGGGAGAACAATACCATAAGGGGCAGAGGGCTGATTAACAGTACCAGGGCGGTTCAACTCCGCATTCTCCCATTCGCAGGGTAGAGAAGAGGAATCTCGCAAGGCTCATAACCTTGAGAACGGAGGTTCGAATCCGCCTCCTGCAGCGCGTGGAATGCACGCTAGTGGAAAGCTGATAGGGACGAGTAACCTAGTCTCCGGTTCGATTCCGGGCGTTCCGCTTTAATCCGCTTAGAGTTAAGCTGTTTGTATACAGGTGGTCTATGTCTCAGGTGGATTTACGCATGAGCGCAAACGTACAACTCACTAGGCGTTTGCGTAAAAAACTTTTTAGAGAGATGAGACCACGGGCCGTGAGAAGTGATAGTCGGCAATTCTAAAAGAACCATCTAGTTCATGTGTTTTACGATGGAAAGGTTAATGCTTATCTGGATATTTTCATCCGGTCCGAAAGCATGTGATGTGGGAATCAACCCAGTTCCTTTTCGGAGAACTGGCCGTTATAGGCGGTACGGAATGTAGCTCAGTGGTAGAGCGGAGAGTGCATAGCTCTTGATGTCGCAGGTTCGAATCCTGCCTTTCCGATTCCAATGAACTGCAATCATTGGAATTTTTCTCTTACTTCGTTCGGTTCCAGTGTTTCTCGTTGGGAGATTTATGCCGTTCAAGTCGGCACACTGGACTTTTTTAAATTGAGGTGACAAACTATAAACAGTCAAGAGAATTTTGAAATTTTTTTGAATTGTAAAAATGGGTAACTTTAATAAGCCATCTGAATACATCGTATTTCAGATGGGAGAAATTAGTATTAATCCACTAGAGATTAACGAAGTTTCTGTGCATTAAAGTCGATATCTTGCCTCTCCAATGCGTAGATGACTCTAATAAGCTTTTTGGCTACATGAGTAATGGCTACTCGATGTGGTTTGCCTTCTCCGCGTTTCTTGGCATAGTAAGTTGCAAATGTCATGTCAAAGCGGATTAACGGTAGACAACAATTGATAAGTGTGTAGCGGAGCTGGGATGATCCACGCTTAACCATCTTACCTCCGTGAGATTCAGTACCAGATTCGTTGATTCCTGGTTCTATTCCAGCAAATGCAAGCATTTGTCCTGGATTAGTGAAGTTAGATATATCGCCGTATTCAGAATAGATTACAGCTGCTGATAATGGTCCGATTCCAGGAACTGACATATAGTGAGGATGTACTTCTTCAATTAGTTTGTTGATTTCTTTTTCAATGGTATTAATCTCTTTTACAAGGGATTTGTATAAAGATAAAAGACTGTTCAGCTCTACATCAAAAATAGAGTTATTTACACCAACAGTATTGGCAGCAAGTTCTTTTAGTCGTAGAAATTGCTGTGGTGAAAACTTCCCCCGGGATAAGGAACGTAGCTTTTCATAAGAGGCTGAGTTCATACGAGCCATCTTTTCAGCAGAACCATAGTTTTCAAGCAGATAGAGAGCAGTTTTGGATAAGCGTTCATTAAAGAATGGTTTAAACTCAGGGAATGTATGATCTAACACATTTGTGATTTTAATAAGATAGAAAGAACGCTGTCGGATAAGTTTATCGCGTAAACGAGTTAATGACTTTAAAGAGTAAGCGTGGTAAAATCCTTTTGAATGGGGTTTGTATTCAACAGTCATTAACCAACGAGCTATTGATTCGCAGTCAACAGAGTCGGTTTTTGTACGCCTAAGTGTTTTTGATTTCTTGTATTCACTGATGAGAACAGGATTTACTTCCATGAAGGTTAGGAGAGAATTTTCAAGGAAGAGTTCAAGATTGAGAGCATAATGGGCAGTTGATTCAAACCCTATTCTTATGTCTGCAGGATTTGCGAGAGAATGAATGATTGTAAGCAGTTCATTAAAGCCGGCTTTATTGTTTTTGATTGTGACTTTAGAAACTACTTTTTGATCAGCTGCAGAAATGATGCAGCAATCATGTTTGTACTTGGAAATATCAATTCCAATAAAGTACATTGACATAGGTTTATACCTCCTGATAAATATTTTGAGCACTGCTGTCTTCCACAGAGAATTCGGCTGTGTAATCACGTAAATAAAAACGTCGATGCGTTAACAAACTGATTAACAGTAATAGACGAAAAGCTGTGGTCTGAGTCACCTCATACCAGTCAAAGCTGTAAAGTTATAGATACAGATCCACAGTGCCTTTTCAAAATATATCAGAGATGGAAATAAATACCCAGTGTTAACTGGGAGAAAGGAAAAATCCAATTACCATCTAAGATAATTGGATTATACGTGTTAATTATGCAAAAAGAAAAGTGTTGTAAAACATGTAAGAAACATGACGATTTTACATGGGTATGTTTCAACGGCGACAGTGAACACTGCGCTGATTTTACGGAACCAGATTGTGTTTGCGAATTTTGGGAGGAGAATAAGCATGAGTGATTTGTCTGAACTTCTTAATAGTGGCGGTCTTATTATAAAAGAGCTGGAAAACGAACCGCCCATAGACCCTATAAAGGCAGCAAATTGGTTGATTGATCGCGGATTAAAAAGTGGAATCCGGTTATACGGAAAAAGTGAACTTAAACAAATTGCCAAACACCTTTTAATTTATTGTGGGGACGAATAATGCAAATAGCAGGAAAAGAAATTAAAGACGAGTGTTCCAGATGTGGAAACATCCTCGAATGTAAGTTGTTCCGTCAGGGACATGGAATAAAACAGGAACGTGAGAATATAGCGAAGATGATTGAATGCCAGATGAAGCACAGGGAGGAAAGAGAAAAAAATGATTAAAATTTTAGTTCCTGGAACATTAAAAAGAATAAAATGTGTAAAATGCGGAGCATTGTTGCAGTACGATGAAAAAGAAGATGTTAAAGAAGAAAATATAGAGAAGTATTTTGCTACAAATATGCCATCTGGATTCGGGTACAAGCAAAAATACATTGTTTGTCCACAGTGCAAGAATAAAATTATTTTAAGTTCGATCAGATAGGAGAGATATTCGTGTTCAAAAAGATATTCAATCTCTATATAAGATACAAGACAAAAAATCTCACAAGGATTCCATTGTTCATAATGACTTTTGATTGGAAGAAATTCCAGGAAGACGGTAAAAAGGATAGCTGTATATTAAACATACATCCAGATATTGCAAACGATCAATTTGTTAGAGAAAAACTGTCTGAATGTGCAGATTATATCAGAGATAACTATGACATGGAAATATTTACTAAGCTTTAAGGGAGGATGCCATGAGAATTGAAGTTTTGAAGAACTGGACAGTAGATCAGCTGAAAGAAGAAATCGTTCGGTTGGCTGATGAGAGAGAAGCAAAGCAACATGAGATTTTAGACAAGGAAAATAAAATCAACGAGCTTCAGGCTGAACTGGATAAAATGTGCGCTTATAACAATGAGTTAAAAAGACAGGTGGACGAAAAGGCAGATACACCATTTTACGACGAATCTGTAGAAATCGCAAAATATCACAGACAGCATCAGGACGATTGCATTACGATTAATCAGCTTCAGACTACGTTGGACGTACTTGTTGACCGATATGCGAATCTGAGAAAGATTCATGGACTGAGCTGATGAGAATTATTTATTCAGGCTCAGACATTGATTTTCTTGATACCACATACAATATCGAGGGAGAATGCCACCGAATGAACATTCCGACCAGGTTCTATCCAGACAGACACTTGCTTCTGGCCGGGAATACGACCGTAATATACAACAAAACTGTAAATCTTTCAAAAACATGGAAAGCAGATTACATCGGAGACAATTATTTGACGATTTTAGAATTGATCAGAAAGGACAACGGTAAATGAGCATTAAAACAGCGCTTGAATCAGAAGGAGTAGACTTCTCTGAATATATGAATATACCAGAACCATGGGACGGCTCAGCACAAATTAAAATGGAAAATGGTACAAAATGGGTAATTTGTCCGTTTTGTGGAAAGAAAGCCTTAAAGATTTTCCCGACCACAAAGATTTATCGAATGCCGTATAAATGTAAAGGTAGCAACTGCAAGAAAGAGTTTATGGTGAATGTATGAACAGAAAACGAATTAAATGCATTCTGACAGATAGTTGCAAGTTCAAAAGTTCGGATACAGAATCGAAATGTAACGACAAAGAAAAGACTTGCACTATTACGGAAACTTGCTACAAATGCGGTTACAAAGAGTTGGGTATTCCAGATTGGGGTGATTAAATGAAGATTCCAGAATGTGACCATGATTTTGAAGAATGTAAGATATTCAATCCTTATAATTATGATTTTAATGAATTTAAGTCACGCAACACTAATCAACGTTTCCATCCGTATTATTGCAAGAAGTGCGGAATACTTATTTTGAAAAGAGCAGTTGACAATGCGCGAGGAATAGATAAATTTTTATGGGAGGATAAATAATTATGAAAAATGCATGGAAAGTATTATTAATTTCACTTGTAGGAGTTATAGCAATTGTAATATTCGGAATTTTTGGAGTGCAGAGCTTCCAGAATCATGCAATATCATTGGAAGAACAGGTGGAATCAGCATCGTCAGACATTAAGATACAGGAAAAACGTAGAGTTGATCTGGTATACAACCTTGCGGATTGTGTGAAACAATATGATAAGCATGAGAGCGAAACATTAAAAGCCATTGTCTCTGGAAGAACTTCTGGTTCAAACGATATTGAGAATGTTACTACTGCAATTTCAGCTGTGAGTGAAGCATACCCGGAATTAAAATCTTCTGAGAACTACAAGCAGCTCATGACAGAACTTTCTATGACAGAAAATCTTATCGCAGAATACAGAGAAAACTACAACAAGTCTGTCAAAGCATACCGCAAATATGTAAAAGCGTTTCCTCAGAGATCATTCTTGAATATGCTTGGATATGACAAAAAAGAATTTGAATTACTTGATTTCGACGCACCAGAATCGGCACCGCAGAATTTATTCGAGGAATAGATATGAAGACGGATAGAGGTTGGGATTTTGGAAACTTCGAGATTACGAAAAGAGAAATTATTGCCAGCGTCTCCATTATCGCAGTAATGCTTCTTATTGGAGTACTGATTTCTTCCAAAATATCCGACTGGCAGATAAATCGAAATGATAAATACAATAAAGCAGTAAAGATTGAGTCCACGGATTTATTTCAGTATGGAATGGAAACCAATATTGGAAATGCTTTTGTATATGGCAAATTAAAGGCTGTAGATACAGTTACTTACCCCGAAATCGGTGGCAAATACATTTATGTTAAGAAAGTAAAAGAAAAATACACCATGCATACCAGAAGAGTTTCACATGGTTCTGGAAAGTATAAATATTATACCACAGAAACGTATTGGACATGGGATTATGTAGGAAAAGAAAGCAAGAAAGCTAAAAAGATAAATTTCTGCGGAATTGATTTCAAAAGTAATAAAATTGTTCTTCCAGATGATGAGTACGTTGATACCGTAAAAGAGTCAAGCCGTATCAGGTATAAATACTATGGAGTCGGAACAGAGTACAAGGGAACAATCTTTACGTCATTAAAAGATAAAACAATCAGTGATAAGACTAAATTTTACAACAACCGAAACATCGAAGAAACGGTAAAACATTTGGAAACCGGAGCATGGTTAGTTTTATTCCGTGTTTTCTGGGCTATCTTGACAGGAATGGTTGTTTTTGGATTTTATTACTTAGATAATGATTGGTTAGAATAACCAGTCAGAGAGCCAGAAAGGAGTGCCATTATGAGTGACTTGAAGATATTTACAGAAAACATCGAACCAGAAGCATTAAATCAGATTTATGCATTGATAAAACAGCCAGCATTTTCTGAATGCAAAGTACGAATCATGCCAGATGTTCACGCAGGAGCAGGGTGTGTAATTGGATTTACTGCCGATCTCGGAGACAAAGTGATTCCGAACATTGTTGGTGTGGACATTGGATGTGGAATGCTCACAACACAAATTCCTGATGATGTGGGAACAATAGATTTCAAAAACCTTGATGAAGTGATAAGGAATAATGTTCCGGCGGGAAGAAACGTACGTGATGAAATCATAAATTTTGAAGAATTAGAAGAACTTCATTGTTTTTCTCAGCTTAAAAATGTTGAATGGATTCGCAGGAGCCTTGGTACACTTGGGGGCGGAAATCATTTTATTGAAGTTGATACCGATTCAAGAGGTGCAAAATACCTTGTAATTCATACTGGAAGTCGCAACCTTGGAAAACAAGTAGCCGAAATATATCAGAAAATTGCAATAGAAGATATGCATGGCACAGATAAGCTCGAAACTGAAATACAAAAATTAGTAAAAGAATACAAACGTTCTGGCAGACACAAAGAAATTCAAAATGGCATTGACGAATTAAAACGAAAATGGAAGCCGGACAAACTAGGTATTCCGAAAGAATTATGCTACTTGATGGGAGAACATAGAAAGCAATATCTGCATGATATGAAAATCTGTCAAGAGTTTGCGAGAATAAACAGGCGGTGCATACAATCGGCTATATTCTACAGCATGAATTGGACACTTCAAAGAAATACATGGTTTGACACAATTCATAATTATATTGACCACGATACAAATATTGTTCGGAAAGGTGCAATATCAGCTAAATATGGTGAGAAAGTTCTTATCCCAATGAATATGCGGGACGGATGCATTATCGCAGTCGGGAAAGGGAACGATGATTGGAACTGTTCAGCCCCTCATGGTGCAGGACGTATTATGAGCCGGTCAAAAGCAAAAGAAAACATATCGTTAGAAGAATTTGAGAAGTCTATGAATGGGATATATACAACATCCGTTCAGAAATCTACGATTGATGAAAGCCCTATGGCTTACAAACCACCGAAAGAAATTATTGATAACATCAAAGATACCGTAGAAATAGTTGATATTATCAAACCTATATATAACTTCAAAGCAAGTGAATAACAGTCAGAGAGCCACGTGAGAGCCAGACTAAATTCTAAGAAGAAAGGAGGTCTGGCTCTATTTTTATGCAAAAAATTATTGAAGAATCGCCGGAATGGTATGTGATGATCGGAAATAACATCATCAACAGTAATCTAAGCCCGGAAACAAAGTGGAATAAGTTATATTCCCTTGTCTACTTAATGGATGAAAAACATTCTTTCAAAGAATACCCGAATTATCGTGAAAAAGGCATAGGATTAAGCAATATTGGAAAAAAAGCTGCGCTTAATCAGTTGCTTCAAACAGGTTCAAAAGAATTTGAAGACCTCTACTACAAATATCTTCTGTTCGAAGCCCGAAACTATCAGGTTGACAGTGGTCTACTGTATCTGGAAAAGAACAGAATATTAAAAGAACGCTTCTATCAGCCAAGAAGAAATGTGTTCTTGAAGCACAATATCATCGGCTCTTTACAAGACTTGATGGATGATAAACTTGATATATTTGCGCTGAGCGTACCACCCGGTTGCGGAAAATCTACTCTTGAAGATTTCTTTCTGTCTCTGGTAGGCGGGTGGTTTCCGAATGATTTCAACCTGTCATCAGCGCACAGTAGTATTCTGACACGTTCACTTTATGATGGAGTTCTGGAAATCATCAATGATTCGGTTGAGTACACATGGCATGAGATTTTTCCGAATGTAGAAATACAGGGAACAAATGCAAAGGAAACTACGGTCAATCTCGAAAGAAACGGACGATTTAAGACTTGGACGTTCAGATCCATTGATGGTTCATTGACAGGAGCTACCCGTTGTAACAGATTTCTTACCGCCGATGACCTTGTGTCTGGTATCGAAGAAGCACTGAACAAGAATCGACTGGACACCTTATGGACAAAAGTAGTAAATGACTTGCGCTCTCGTAGGCTAGAGGGTTGCAAAGAGTTTTATATAGCTACAAGATGGTCAGTTCATGACCCTATTGGAAAGCTACAGCAGTTATACGCCGGGAACCCTAGAGCAAGGTTTATAGCAGTACCGGCACTTGACGAGAATGGCAAAAGCAATTTTTTATTCACAGTAAATGGGTTCTCTGAGAAGTATTTCAACGATGCTAAAGAGTCCATGGACGAAATCTCTTATAACTGTCTTTATCAGCAACAACCAGTAGAACGTGAAGGATTATTGCTTCCGCCAGATAAGCTAAAAAGATTTTTCTTTGGCAAAGAAGACGTTCCCAACGGATGCACGGACGAATACACAATTATACCAGACAGAGAAGCAGATGCGATATGGGCAGTATGTGATACAAAAGATAAAGGTACAGATTTTGAATCATTACCTATTGCATATCAATATGGGGATAAATTTTTTATCCCGGACGTTGTTTTCGATGATACCACAGATTACGACATCCTGGACAGAAAGACTGCTGATATCTTGATAAAACACAATCCACACAAAATTAGATTCGAGTCAAATAACGTAGGAAATCGTGTTGCGCACAACATTCAAAAGATAATCTCAGGGAAATGCCGAGCGGATATCGAAACAAGACCTACGCAAGCAAATAAAGAAACAAAAATTCTTGTAAATTCTGATTACATATCAAAACATTTTTATTTTTTGCATCCAAGCCAGTATAAACCAAAATCCGACTACGGCTTATTTATGGCAAATGTAACCACATATACCACAAGAGCAAAAGTAGCTCACGATGATGGCCCGGACAGCTTGGCAATGATGGCAGAGTACGTGCAGAATCCATTAGGCGGGAAAGCAACTGCGATGCACAATCCACTTTGGGGAAGGAGATAATATGACCACAAGAGAATACTTAGAACAAGTTCGTGATTATAAGAGAAAAATCGAAAACAAAATTTCTGAAGAATACCAGCTCAGAATGTTGGCTACAAGTTTATCTTCTTTTTCAATGGGAGAAAAAGTTCAAACATCCGGCACAAAAGATCATGTAGGCGATACAATCGTAAAGATTGCTGATCTGCAACAAGAAATTGCCAAAGATATTTCTGAAATGTCTGATATTCAACAGGAAGTATCAAGCACCATTAATAGTCTTGATAATTCTTTATATTCACAGTTGCTGCACAAAAAATATGTGGAATACAAAAGTCTGGTTACAGTAGCTGACGAAATGGGATATTCAATTCAGCATATCCGTTCTTGCCATTTGAAAGCAATTGAATCAGTCAGAAAAGTAAAAGGATTCAAAAGATAGTATGCAATCATATGGAATCATATTGGTAATATATTATATAATATAAGCTATAAAATAAGCACTGAGGCCAAACCTTGGTGCTTTTTTCATGCAGAAAAATAGGAGGACAGGCAGTGGGGAGAAACAAAATAAACTTTGTTGACCTATGCCAAGGCGAGTTTGGCAGAAAAACTGCCTATACTGGCGTAGACCAGATTACTCCCCAGAACGTGGCACAGGTCCTTTCTGATACAATCGGAATCCATAACAGGAATAGAACCCTGATGGATTATCTTTACAGATATTACAAAGGCGATCAGCCAATTTTATATCGTGAAAAACTTGTTCGCCCAGAGGTCAACAATAAAGTTGTTGAGAATCATGCCCTTGAAACAGTCAAATTCAAGGCAGGACAGATATACGGAGAACCTATTCAGTATGTCTGCAAGAAGAAAAAAGCGAGCGAACAAACAAACGAACAAGTTGATAGGCTCAATGATTATCTGGACGAAGCCAATGCAGACGCCAGAAATATTCAACTTGGGATATACCAGAGTGCGGTAGGAACTGCATATAAAGCAATCTTGAGAGAGGATGAATGGACAAAGGATGGAGACTTACCGCCTTTCAGAATATTTATCCCATCACCGCAGGATGTATATATTGTTTATTCAAGCGTTACTGGTAAACCAGTGCTGTCCGTTCAGATTTTAAAAGATGAGGACAATCAGCAGTATTACCAATGTTACTCTTCCAGACAGTATTTCAAAATACAAAATGGATCGGTAACAGAATCTGGAATCAATGGTTTTGGTGGCATTCCGATCATCGAATATCCAAACAATCACGACAGACTTTCCGACATCGAAATTGCGATTACAATGTATGACGCAATTAACAAATATCAATCTGACAGGCTGAATGGGGTTGAACAGTTCGTACAAGCCTTGATGAAATTCAAAAACTGTGAGATTGACGAAGCAGAATTTGTAAAAATGATAAAACTCGGTGCTGTATCTGTAAAAGACGTCGGGAATGGGACACAATCAGACGTTGACTTAATGACTGCCGAACTGAATCAGTCAGAGAGCCAGGTTGCAAAAGATGATATTTACAACAATATGCTGATTGTAGAAGCAATGCCGAATCGACAGGGCAATACCGGTGGAGACACAGGGAATGCGGTGTATCTGAGGAATGGTTGGGATTTTGCAGAACGAGACGCAAAATTGGTAGAAGCATTTACGAAAGAAGCTGAAAAAGCATCTGCCAGAATCATTTTGAATATCATCCGAAAAACTTCAATGGATGTAAATATCTCGACCAGAGACTTTGATGTAAAAATCACCAGAAACCCGACAGATAACATGCTTGTCAAAGCACAGGCGCTTGATTATCTGTTCAAAAATAAAATTCATCCGCTTATTGCGCTGATTACTTGTGGATTATTTAGTGATCCTCAAAAAGTATATGAAATGAGTTTGCCATATCTCGGAACCATTTACCCAGAATTGGCAGACCCAGACTCAGAACTGCAAAAAGCACAAGATTTGCTGAACGGCTTTAACAAGGATGTGATTTCAGAATGAGCGTTTCATCATATGATGAATTAAATATCAGACCCAACAATCGCAGAAGTGAACCGTATAAAGAATATTTCAGCAAAATGTCAATATCAGACAAAGAAAAGCAAGAAAGGATAGCTTTTTCCGAACAAATGGAAGAAGTTGTCCTTTATATTTTGGCTCTGATAGAAACAACCATAGAAAGCGGAGAAACAAACCGAGAATATATCCAGACTCAATTTTATGACAAATATCTGGATGTAGTCTTGGGATATATGCTGATTGATTCATATATCAAAGAATATGTTCTCGAAACTTCAAAACAGATTATTGGCACAACATTTTCGCATATCGTCGAGAAACATTCTGATTCAGAGCAGGCCACAGATGATTATTACCTGTCTAATGACCGGGCAATGTTCATTTCTGAATGCGAAGCCAATTCGATTCTGAATTACAGGCAGTATTCAAAAGCCTTGAAATCAGGAAAAACCAAAAAGACATGGATAGATGTTGGAGACAAAAGGGAACGCAAAACACATCTTGAAGTTGGTGGAACTACAATCCCTATAAATGAACCATTTTCAGTCGGAGACAGTCTATTGATGTTTCCGACCGATCATTCTCTTGGAGCTTCGGCAGACGAGATTGTGAACTGCCGGTGTTCAATTCAATACAGTTAATTTAGAGACGAGTGAAATCGTCTCTTTTTTATTAAAAAAATATGCACCCCGATAGCGTAATCATGGGAGACACCTTGTGCTGAGCGAACAGCGTTAAAAAGCGTATTGGTGACAGGAGATTTCAATGACAAGAGAAGATGTAAAGAAGATCTTTCCAGATGCAACCGATGAGCAGATTACCTCTTTCCTGAATCAGTCAAATTCTGATGTGGCTAAGGAAAAAGCCAAAAATCAGAAATTAAAAGAAGATGCAGAAAAAGCAAAAGCGTTGGAAACAGAACTGGAAGAACTGAAAAAGCAGAACATGAGCGAAGCTGAAAGAACAGAATTGGAGCATCAGAAAGAGAAAGCAACAAATGAAAAAAGAATTTCTGATCTCGAATCTGCACTCAAAGCAGCTCAGAAAGACGCTCTGACAGGTAAAATCACTTCTATTTTTGCGAGTGCAGGAATGAAAGGAGATGCCTACGCAGGAGCAATCAAAGCATTTTCAAATATGGATGCCGAAGATGCACTCAAAGAAGCCCAGAATTTTGTTGATGAAATTTCCGAAGTAAATAAATCAACGCTTGATACCGCAAAAGCCGCATGGGAAAAAGAAGCCCTTGAAAACACACCTAATCCGGGTGGCGGTAAATCTGGTGGAGAACCAGAAAAGAAAAGCGAAGCATCTGAATACGCAAAAGCGTACTCAGCAAAAATGTGTCCAGAAAATAAACCGGCAGACGATAATGCCCCAGTAAATATTTAAGAAAAGGAGATTTAGATTATGGCTTTTATGAAAACAGAGCAGTACGAATCCACACCTAATATCCTCGAATCCGAGGTAGGACTGGTACTTAAAACCTATACAGCAGAACAGACAAATGCTGAAACCGTTGGAACTAAGAAGATTATCAAAGCAGGTTCTGTATATCCGACAAACGCAACCGGTGCTAAAGGCATTGTATTTGAAGACGTCGATATGACAGACGATACAAAACGACCGATTTCCGTAATTGTTGCAGGACGTGTTCTTGAAAAAAGACTTCCGGTAACAGTAGAAACCACTGCGAAAACAGAGCTTGAAAAAGCAGGTATCGTCTTTGTAACCACTACAGACCCAGAATTTTAAGGAGGTAAGCAGATGCCATTTAATATTTTAGAATCAATCACACAGGAAGAAAGACTTAACTTTTCTCAGGATTTCAGCGTAAAAAGACCGGGCATTCTTGACACCATCTTCCCGGATGTCAAAACACAGTATCTGAAAGCCGAATACTACAGACTTATGGCTGGACAGAGACTGCCAGAAGTGGCCTTCGTTCATGCACTTGATACTGAAGCAGAAATTGGCTCCAGACCAGGATTTGAAAAAGTTCTGACCGAAAAACTCTTCATTAAGAGAAAAATCAATCAGTCTGAGAGATTACAGCAGGCAATTGAAAATGGTGTGCCGGATGATGAGAACTTAAAGAGATTTGTATTTGATGATGCAGCTAACCTGTTTGAAGGCGTTGTTGCCAGAGCAAATGTCATGAAAGGACAGTTCCTTTCTACTGGTGCAGTAAAAGTCAAAGAGAACAACGTTGATATGAGCATTGATTACGGCGTTCCGTCCAGCGCAAAGGTAGAAATGACAGACTGGTCTAAGCCAGATGCAGATATTATGGGTGATATCCAGAAGATGGTTGCTATCGCAGAGGACAACGGATTTGTTGTAAACAAAGCCCTGACATCCCTTAAAATGATTAACTACATGAGAAACAATACTGCAATGCAGACAGCAGTCTTAGGAGCAGCAAACAAACGTCTCTTAACAAAACAGGAACTTGCAAATCTGCTTATGCAGGAATACGGAATTACCATTGATCGTTGCGACGAGAAATTCAGATTCAGAAAAGCAGATGGTTCACTCAAAACAGGAAGATACTTCAAAGAGGATGTATTCACTCTATATGAAGCAGAACCGAACGGTTCATTTGGTACTGGACTCTGGGGCGTAACACCAGAGGAGCTTGAGTACAGACAGTTCATTCAGGAAGAAAACCGTTCTTTCGTAACACTGTCCATGTGGGCTACACAAGACCCAGTTGCAGTTTGGACTAAAGCATCAGGTATGTTTGTTCCAGTAGCAGCAAAAGCTAATGGCGGTATCGTAATCGGTACCAAAGCGGGGGAATAAACGGGCATAGTCTCGACGAGAACAGCCAGTCATCATCTGTAGTAAGTGTTAATGATGCTTCAAAACACAAGTATACAGAAAGCGAGCTGTCAAGCATGACGGTAGTCCAACTGAAACAGCTCGCAAGTGACAATGGCTATGCCCTGACATCGACAAATAAGGCTGGTATTATCTCAGAAATTTTATCTCAGCAAGGGTAGGTGATCTTGAATGAACGAAGAGCTTGTGAATGATCTGAAAGAGTATCTATCCGATGATGCGGAAACTGACGGTATGATTTCTTTGTCTGTGAAGCGTGCAATTCGTTCGTTCAAAAAGAAACGCAACTATCCGTCTGGATATACAGATGAAAAAATCAATACCGATATGGAAGATTGCTATGATTGCATATTTGATCTGGCTCTCTATTTCCTTGTGAAACAGGGGGCCGAGTTCCAAGAATCGCACTCTGAAAATTCGGTAAGTCGAAAATGGGAATCCGAAACGGAAATATATATCAATCATGGCGTTTTTCCATTTGCAGGAAGTTTAATTTAACTAAGATGGTTGGGTCACGTGGCACAGTATGTTGTCCTCCCGGAGTGCCGCTGGGTTGCTTATATTCAGTAGGGAAAAGCAAATGTTAAGGGAGTGAAGAAAGGAACTGGCGATGGGATGTGAACATGAATGTTTTAATGAACACCGCATAGAAGAACTGGAAAAGAATTTTCAGCTGATGCAAGAGAAGAACTCTGATCGTAGTAAAGAGTTTTATGAGCGTATTGGGGAACTGGAAAGAAAGACAGCATTAAGTGAGAATGACTTGAACCATATCAAGTCGACTGTGGATGAGATGAATAACAATATAAAGACTCTCATGGCAGTCCCGGGAAAGCGTTACGATACAATCATTGTATGCGTTATTACAGCGATTGTCAGCGCAGTTATCGGTTTTATGTTAAGCGGTATTCTTCCAGTCTGATTCCACTTGTAAGGGAGGACGGTGGAAATATGAATTATACAGACTTTTCAGAAGATGAAAGAAAATTTTATTTAAAAGAAGCAGGCTTCGATTCCAGAGAAGAAAAACTGTTTCGATTACGGGCTTATGGCGAAAAGACACTATGGGAAGCATCTGAACTTATGGGGTATAGTCCGAGAACCATAGACCGAATTAACAAAAGAATAAAGAAGAAAATTTCCAAAGTTGCCCCGATGTATTGTCGGGGCTTTTCTTTGTATTATGGCGAAAACGTGGCGAAATAGTGACGTTCAAAAACAGAGTTCCTTCCTATATAATATAATCATAGGAGAAAACACAATGATTATGTTAAGAAACCCTTACGAGGGTATATGGGAAAAGCATCGTTCCATAGATGATATGGACATGATTCTTGAATCCCGGACAGGAGGAACAGATTATGGCAGGTTATCCGTATTATCCGCAACAGCCAATGATAAACAGCCCATACGGACAAATACAACCGTATCAGGACAGACTGGCACAATTGCAGAATAATTACCAACAGGCAATGCCTTATGGTCAAATGCAGATGCAACAGTTACAGCCGGTTCCACAATCACCTATGCTTCAAGGACAGATGGTGGATGGAATTGATACTGTAAAGGCTAAAGATGTGGATATGTCCGGCAATCCTGTTTACTATCCAAAAACAGACGGAACTGAAATTTACAGAAAACAGCTTCAATCCGATGGAAGGAGCAGGATTTTTGTTTACCGACTCGTAAATCCAGATGAACAGCAATCTAAGCAAGATGAAAAGCAGATTGACATTGAAGCAATGTTTAATCAGCTTCGGAATGATGTTTGTTCTGAGATTTCTGAAATAAAGAATATGTTTCCGACGCAGATGTCGGGGACATCGGAACCTAAGCAGAACGGAGGTAGGCAGAGATGACATTCAATCCAAACGCCATGATGAAAAAGCAATTTGAGAAAATGATTTCTCAGAGGTTCGGAAGTGTTGACAACATGATGAACGATATGAGTAAATTTGCAGGCAACAATCCAACATTGAAAAATGCTTTGGATTTATATAAAAAAGGTGATACAGACCAGCTTCATCAGATACAGCAAAATGTATTTAATGAAAAACACTTGTCACCGGATGGAATCATACAGAAATTCTTTGGATTATAACACTTCCCCACAATTGGGTGATTAAAAATCGCTACAATTCGGGACGACAGCCGCGGATGTCTCCTATTGTAAATAAAATTTAAGGAGACTAAAAACATGATGAATGGTTCAAATTATAGTCTTAGCGACATTGCTGCCGCTACAGGCTCTAATAATCGCGCCAATGATATGTGGGGCGGTGATGGCTTTTCACTTATCTGGCTCGTCCTGATCTTTGCCATCTTTGGATGGGGAGGTTTTGGCGGCTGGGGCGGCGGCTTCGGCGGCAATGGTGGAAACGGTGCAAATGGTGCTGGATTCCAAGGATGGGCAACACGTGCGGATATTAATGAGAGTTTTGCTCTTAACGATATTCAGAATGGTATCAGAGGCATTCAGCAGGGTATCTGCGATAGCACATATGCTCTCAACAATACCATGCAGAGCGGCTTCAACGGCGTGAACGTTGGAATGCTTCAGGGCTTCAATGGCGTTCAGCAGGCAATTAATGCTGACACTGTAGCCAATATGCAGAATACAAACGCATTACAGTCTCAGTTAGCAAATTGTTGCTGTGAAACAAGGGAAGCTATACAGGGCATCAACTACAACTTAGCTACCAACACTTGTGCTCTCCAGAACACAATGAACAACAACACCAGAGACCTTATCGAAAACCAGAACAGCAATGCTAGAGCAATACTTGACTTTATGGTAAATGATAAGATTGCAACATTACAGGCAGAGAACTCTGATCTGAAACGTGCTGCATCTCAGGATCGTCAGTCCGCACTACTTACAACTGCTATGGCTTCACAGACTCAGCAGTTAATCAATGCAATTAATCCGGCGGCCATCCCGGCATACGTTGTTCCTAATCCGAATACCTATTACGGTGGATGCGGATGTAACAGTGGATGCTGCTAAGTAACTCACCCTTAGAGGTTGACTAATTCTAAGAGGTGGGTTGCGGCTCACCTCTTATTTGATTGAGAGGTAGAAATATGAGTTGTAAAAATGTATGTTCGCTTTGTTCGAAACTGATTCTGTCAACGTCTGTATCGTTTACTGGTGGCAATCTTGTAATCACACTCCCGGCAGGCAGTTATTCTGATAGAGAAAAGTATTGCATTGTGATCGCACAAAGTATACCAGAAGCCACCACAATTACCGCCCCGGTAATGATTCAAATAGGAACAGGAACAACTTTGTATCCGCTAGAGAATCGTTGCTGTGCGCAGGTTACGGCTTGCGGAATAAGAACCAGAACGAAGTACGCAACCAGAGTAGCTACAAGTGCAACTGGCGGAGTATTCAAGATGTTAGGAAATCCAGCTTGTAGTCCGAGTAACAATTTGACAGCAATTAATGGTACAGCCCCAACGACAGACACACCTGTTACACAGGCTGCCAGAAAGGGGGCAATGTAATGCATAAAGTTGCAATGGAAATGGGAAAATGGGCCATGGAGAAAGCTAAAGCACATGGTTTTGATAATCTCAGTGCTCAAGACTGGGACGATTTGAAAGACTGCATGGAAGCTGTAAAGTGTGCGATTTGCGCAGATAAGGATTACAGAATCGTAGAAGCTATGGATGAATGCGAACAGGAAGAAAAGTATCTTGGACGCATGGGATATGACAGATATCGTTATTCCAATGGCAGATTTGCCCCAAAAGGCAAAGGAAGCCGTATGGGATATAAACCATATCTGTACATGGAAGATGATGACTGGATGAATGAATATCTGAATAATCCAGAATTTGAACGCAATATGTACCGCATGGGATATCACCCAGAATATTCGGACAGGAATATGGGGAATGACGGAATGAATCGTCAGCAGTCCAGATATGGTGAAACCTACGACAGATACAGTGAGAATCGCAGACATTACCATGATTCCAAAGACGCTGAATCCAAGAGAAAAATGGATGATTCCATGAAAGAGTACACAGAAGACATCATCCGCAACATGAAAGAAATGTGGGACGATGCAGACGCATCAATTAGACAGCAGATGAAAACTGACTTGACACGTTTTATACAGCAGATGAATTGAATATGAAATGAAACTTGCCCTTGTTACAGGAATGTAGCAGGGGCTTTTCAGTTGAGAAAAGGATGGTCAACTACCCATCACTTAAATGGAATGGGCTTGTAACTGCCCTGTGGTATAACGGATTGCTCCTTCCACATTTAGTCGTTTAGCATTACTGCTAAAAGTGGCGTTACATTGTAGGCACGTTGACTTGTACCTGTGCTATAGAGATTTACTCCGTAGCAACTGCATCAGGTACTAAAAGTTCTATTCCCATACGATGCAGATTCATAGCTCCTATGCGGTCATCATTCGATTTATAACCGCAATTTTTACAGCAGAAAAAGTGTATTTTCTTATTGCGATTCGCTTTTTCGGTATGACCGCATTTCGGACATGCTTGGCTTGTATAAGCAGGATTAACCTTTTCTACAAGCTGATGATGTCTTAAGGCTTTGTAAGACAATTTTTGCTCTAAATCATAGTAAGACCATGATACAGATATACAACGGTTCTTTACTTTCACTCTTTCAGTAGCAGAGCGGATTCCTGTTAAATCTTCGATAACAAACATAGTGCCATCAGGATTGCTTTCAACGAGTGCCTTAGAAATACAATGATTTACATCTTGCATCCAACGGTTTTCTCGTTGACCAATAGCTTTTATTCGTCTACGGGATGACGGAGTACCGACTTGCTGTAAATGTTTACGCAAAGCCTTATAATGAGCACGTTTTTGCTTGATTATATTACCATCGTAGAATACAGATTTTCCTTTGCTGTCATATGTAGCAGCAAGAAATCTTATCCCACGGTCTACACCGACAACATTAGAAACTTCTGACTTATTGAGCATAGAAATTTCGTATGTTACAGGTATATGTAAGAAAAACATACCGTGCTTATTAACAAGTTTAGCCGTTCCGAATTTACAGTCATCGGCAAAATATCGTTCAAAACCATTTTTATAGAAAGACACCTTGATGCGACCGCTTAGTGTATTTACAGAGAAAATATTGTTTTTGGTGTTAAGAGAATAATCCCTATTCCATACGAGGTCTAGCTGAGGCAGTCTAAATGTAGGTTTCATCCATTCTTTCTGATTTTTAAGAATGGTTTTGTATTTGGCTATAACTGTGCGTACACAAGAAACAGCCATCTGGGAACGGAGACCATAAATTTCCCGTACCTGATGATAAGTATCTTCCTGCACGCTATAACGGCTAAGATTATGAGTCTTGTATATGAATTCGGATACATAATTACAGGCATCAGAATAAGCCTTCATGGTATCACAGAGTATCTGTTTATCAGAAGGATTGACTAAAATCTGAAGTTTTGCCGTAATTGTCTGTTCCATATATAGCACCTACTTTCTTCACCAAAAACATTATAACATACATTTTGGCGAAGAACAATATTTATTTATAGAAAGGAAAATGCGTCGCTAAAACGGGCATTCCTCCCACCACTCAAGAGTGGTGAGTTTCCTTGCCCTGCGACGCTGGTGATAAGCCATGCTAAGACAATTTTATATGAACGGAGACCTATGGAGAGTACAGTTTGTGTCTCCACACGACAGCGTTTTAATTGACCGTACAGGCAATAGAACGCTCGGTGTATCGGATTATTCCACTCATATTATTTCAATCTCAAATAACCTTCACGGAGAGCTTCTGAACCGTGTGTTTATTCATGAATTAGGTCATTGTGTGATGTTCAGCTACGGTCTATTACCAGAACTTCACCGTATGGTCAAGAAACGGTATTGGGTGGACGCAGAGGAATGGTGTTGCAATCTTCTGTCCGACTATTCTTGTTTCGTGATTGGCACAGCTAGAGATATACTAGGAAACCAGTTCACATATGTGGCTCCTATCGGGGCAGAAAGGATGATTGCATAGATGGCAAAAGCAGAAAACACAGTTATTTTTGACGGAATCAAGTACAATCCCGGTGACGAATTACCAGATTTAGGCAGTTGGGTATGTACAGATGCAAGAGGTATGGTTCGTGATTACGAGGGACTTTCAAAAGACGTATCAAAGCTCCCGCATTATGTAGAGAGTGGTTCTTCAGCATTGTGCCTTGACACTTCTGAATTATACGAATATCACAAACCTACTGATACATGGTACAAACTGTAAAGGAGAAGCGCATGGCATTAACAGCAAAGAAAGTATATGCAATATTAAAACGCCAGATTTCCGATATGGAAGCAAAAATAAAAACGCCTATTATTTACCGTGGCACAGTTGCGACTGCTGATTTGCTTCCATTAAATCCAGACATCGGTGATATGTACAATATCGAGTCTAAGTCGGCCTACGGCGAAGCAGGAATGAACGTTGCGTGGAATGGGGTAGTATGGGATACCATGGGAGCCCCGATTGATATGTCGCTTTACATTAAGTCAAGCGAATTGGCGGATTGGGCAAAGCAGCAGAACAAGCCAACATATACAGCTGATGAAGTAGGAGCATTACCAGATACTACAGTGATTCCAAGCAAAACAAGCGAATTGCAGAACGATTCCGGATTTTTGACTAAAATTCCAGACAATTATCTTTCCGGAACAGACAAAACTCTGAGCGTATCCGGCGAGGCGGCGGATGCAGCAACTGTAGGCGAACAGTTAAAAAAGATAACAGAAATATTAAATAGTGCTTCAAACATTGAAAACGCACTTTCGAATTTCTTTGCCCTCCGCAGGACTGGAAAAGTCTACACAACCAGAATTTACAAGTATGACACATCCACTAGCCCAACAGGAGTGAAACTGAATGACAATGAAGGACTTGTGAGAAAGCCGTCTACAAATACAGTGATCGGACAGGATGATTACAGGGAGATTGGCGTATTCATGCACTTTCCATGTAATTTTACCGTAGATGATAAAGGCTTTAACCATGTGACTGCACTGCAGGGACAGCCGGATTTCAAAAAGACCGGAAAAGTAGATGTGGGAGAGGTCACAATGTCCGCATGGGTTGGAATCACAGACAATCCTGAGTATGTAGATTATCATTATTCAGACAGTCCGAACGAAGCCCTTGGCCTTAGACCAATGGGAGAGTCAATTAATCCAGACGGAACAATTTCACCTTTTATGATCCACGGAAAATACGGAGCCGGAGACATTGATGGAGTGCCGTACAGCTCCGCTGGATTGATTCTGGCAAACGGAAGCCAGAAAGGAGGAAAACCAGTATCACACACAGGGCTGATCGCATACATGAGAAAGAAAGGCTCAATGTACGTGGGAACAACAAACTGGGATCTCTTTTACAAACAGCTCATGATGATTATTTTATATGCAACAACGAACAGCCGAAGCGTTATGGCTGGATGCAATTCTTATTCAATGCAGGAAATGGCAGCAGTTGCAGAAACCGGAGTAACAAGAGTGATTCTCCCAAAAGCAAAAGCAAACAATTATATTGTTGGGTCTTATGTATCTGTCGGGGATATTGGTTCAAATACAAATAAAGACAGATATTACGCATACATGCACAATCTTGCATATGACGTTAAGATCTTGAAGATCGAACCGGTAGACGATACAAATTCTGCAATATATTTGGATACAGAACCATTCAACACGACATTAACAACCTGCATCTCAACAATGCCGTGGCGGACCGGCTCAACTGACAGCGTGCTTGGATCAGACGGATCACCGTTCTCAAATACAGATAATAAGAATCCATTTAAGATCCAGGGAATCGAAACCGGATACGGGGCTTATGAAGTTCTCAGTAATGTATTTATGGATATTGTTACAGATGAAGGCGGAACACTAAAGAGAGACGTATACATCTGCATGGACGCGTCATTACTTACAACAGACATGAACACAGCAAAGACAAGATACAAAAAAGTGGCGGCTCAGGTAGCTTATACTGCAGCAAGTTGGAAATACATTTCAAAATGTTTTGTTGATCCTGCACTTGGAATCATGGTTCCTACGGAAACAAAAGCAGGAAGCACAACAGGCTTCTGTAATGGATTATATACGGATTCCGGTACGAGCGGACAGCGAGAGTGGTTGTCCGTTGGCACTCTGGACAATGGCTCGCTTTTCGGCCTCTGGATTCTGTATGCGAACGGTGGCGTTGGCGGTGCTCACTGGTATATCGTCTCCGGCGTTTCACCGAACGGCACACGGGGTGAATGGCAGGCGGCCGCCTGACAGAGGGGCCGTCCCCTCTATGTAACTAATAATCAGCAAATGCAAAAAGCAAAATAACAAAAGATAAAAATTACGGACTTGTAGCGCAAGGCGGCGGTTCCTGTTCCCTGGTTGTCCGTTGGCAATCTGAACAATGGCTCGATTTACGGCCTCTGGATTCTGAATGCGAACAATGACGTTGGCAATGCTAACTGGAATATCGTCTCCGGATTTTCTTGAAAAATTATTTGATATTTGCGCTACATTTCGCTCTGCGGGACGGAGCCTGCTTCGGCAGCGTGGGGCATCACCGAAATTTGATTGAAGCCGAACCTTGTGATTGGGAGCATAGGGGCCTGAGACAAGGACCATGAATGCAGTTGATTCATGTGTGGGGTGAGTAGAAAAACCGAAAACCCCTTATATCAAGAAACGAATGAAACGGTATTGTAAGAATATAAAATTAGATCAGATCTTTATAGTCTCCTGTATATATGAATGTCTAAGTGATAAATGGAATCGTATGGACACGGCCAGATTCCTGGCGAACTATACAGATATTGTTACGGCCAGACAGATACATGAGATTATAAAAAGTAACCATAAAGATTGGCTACATAATTTAGTCTGCACAGCTGCGGCAGGACTGGAAATGGAAATAAAACTCCGCAAGGTATCTTTTGATCCGATTAAGACAAGCGCACGCTTGGATGGAAATTCTGGAAAGGTGAGAGATATTGGAGTTGAGTGCATTAAACAGCAGATATATGACTATGTAGCCACAAACGGATTGAGAGAACTATTTGAAAGAAAAGTAGGAACTTATCAATGCGCAAGTATTCCGGGAAGAGGACAGGTTTATGGAAAGACATCAATTGAGAACTGGATCCGTAAGAATCCGGACAAGACCAGAGTAGCAGCAAAGGGAGATGTCCGGAAATGCTATCCATCCATCAACAGGAGAAAATTGAAAAGAATGTTAGAAAAGCAGGTCAAAAATGAGGACCTGCTTTATTTGGCTTTTGTTTTAATTGACTCATTCAATCAGGGACTGTCAATCGGATCATACTTGAGCCAATGGCTTTGTAATTATTATCTGAGCGCAGCTTATCATTATGCTGCTGAAAAGCTGTTCAAGAGAAAGAAACACCGAGACGGAACAATAGAAGAAATCAGGCTGATTAATCATGTCTTGTTCTACATGGACGATTTCCTACTGATTGGAAGCAGAAAGGCAGACGTAAGAAAAGTAATGAAGCTTTTGATTAAGCGCATGAATGTGTATTTAGATCTGACGGTAAAACCAGATTGGAAGTTGTTCCAGATCGACTGGATAGACAAAGACGGGAAACATCATGGAGAACCTATTGATATGATGGGATTCAAAATATATCGGGATCACACAGAGGTAAGACGGAGCATTTTCCTGAGAGGACGCAGGGCATTTGTAAAAGCTGGGAAGTATGTGGAGAAAGGAAAAGCGATACCATTAGATCTTGCGTACCGGTGTATAGCATATTACGGATGGTTCAAACATTCTGATTCTGAATATTTCAGAGAAAAGTATAACGTAGATAAGATATTTGAGAAAGCAAAAAGGAGGGTAAGTCGTGAAAGCAAGATTTACAGAAAAGCAGGATCCTGTAACCTGGAATGCGCTGCCTGATGGAAACGTGGATGTAATGATATGTCTGAATGAAAAGACTGTTACAGAAACTTATCCGGATACAGATCCAGAGACAGAACAGACAGTATTCGAATATGATTTTAACCAGTTCCGGGAAAGACAGGAGAAGATCTCAGAGCAAACTGTAAGAGCATCCCCGGAAAAATATCTGAAATATATTCCGGAGGAAGAAAAAAGCACTGAACAGAAATTTGCAGAGCAGGCAGAACAGATTGAAATGTTGAAAGACTGCCTGCTGGAAATGAGTGAACAGGTTTATGCGTAGAAATTTAATTATAATGTTATTGAGCAAAGGAGATAAAGAAATGATGGCAAAATTATGGGTTACTGAAATTTTAAGCAAAGATACTATTGAAGAAGCAAAAGAGGAATACAACAGAGTTCCGCGTCTGTTAAAAGAAAAGGTAAAGAAGCTTCTCGTTGATGCAGGCATGGAGGAAATTACTGAATAAATGGCGAAGCTTCAGATCATTTCAAAACTCTGGTCTGTAATCTATGATATGCAATTAGCTATGAAACCCCGGGAAGAGATAGGCAAAGAGTTAGATGTTCTGGAGTATGAATGCCGGAAATATGTGGATACAGACGACTTGGAGGAAATGCCATGAGAGGATTGAAACGTCAAAAGCAAATAGTGTATTGGTCAAGGGTAACTGAAGAACTTGACGGGATAGATACAATCAAAACGTACCAAAAGCCAGAATTACATCACCTCTCCGTATCTGCGACTGCCGGAACGCCAGAGGAATTATCTGCCGGTTATATCCCGGACTATGACAGGTACATTACAAACTTCGACCGTAGTTTCAAACCGCAGACTGCTGATGTATTCTGGATTGACCGCAAGCCAGAACTGACCGACACAGGCGAACTTGTTTTAGGTGAAGACGGAGAGCCTACAGTACCGCCAGATTACCGTCTGAAAAAGATTCTTGATACCCAGAAAGGCAATGTGGCACGATACGGTATCAAGTATATAGGAGATGGCTCAGATGGCGAATAAGACGATTAAAATGACCTTATCTCACAATTCTATACAGGATGCGATAAAACAGCTTAGGGAGTACCAAAACGGGCTTAAAAGAAAGAATGAGATATTTATCAAGAGATTGTCCGAAATCGGGCTTGATGTTATTCGGTCCACAATGGAGTCAATACCTGAAGAAGAAAAAGGCGATTATTATACAGAAGTTATAAACGATACTAAAGGCGAAATAATTGGCATTTCAATAAGGCTTTCTGGTACAGATGTGCTTTTTGTAGAATTTTCAGCAGGGATTTCATACGGCACTGACAGCTATCCACTTCCATCCGGGGATGAGTACGGGATGGGTACTTACCCCGGAAAAGGCAATTGGGACAATCCTAACGGTTGGTGGTATAAGGACGAAAACGGAAAATTACATCACTCTTTTGGAAATAGGGCTTATATGCCGATGTACCATGCGGAAGAAGCTATTATCATTTCCGTACGAGAAATTGCCAAAGAGGTTTTCGGTTAATCCTTTATCCATTCTATATGGTATCCAACAATATTCAAAATTTCTTCTACTTCAGAATATGAAAAGGTTTCCTTTCTGAAGCGATTGCTAAAATTTTGAAATGTAAAATTTGTTCCATGCCTACGATTTATTTCGCTATTTACCTGACTCATAGTAAACCCTTGTGAAATAATTATTGCTTTTAATTTGGATTTAAGTTCCATAAAACGCTTCTATCAACTATTTGTTAAATTATGAATATAATTTTATAAAAATTAATTTGAAAATATAACAAATATATTGTATCATTACAAATGGAGGATTACTTCGTGAATTGCGAAATAAAAAGGCGGGAGGAACCAAAGATGATAGTAATGGATATACGTTTAGATAATTTTATGGCATTTAAGAATTTCCATATGAATATGTCTTATCCTAAAAAAATATTGAATTCATATATAGGGGAAGAATATTTAAAAGATCACCCCAACTTTAGGTATAAAAAAGTAAATATACTTATGGGGGCAAATGCTTCTGGAAAAACTTCTTTTGGAAGAATGTTAATGAATATCTTTAATTTTATGGATAGAAAAGAAACGGAAAGGATTACAAGATTAATTTGTGATACAAGTAAAAAGGCAATGTTTTCAATGGATTTTATAACTACAGAAGGCGATTGCTTGTATAGAGTAATAACTCAAATTGATCCTAAAACAGAAGAAAAGTATAAAGATACGGATATTAATATATGCGTAAATCATGTGAAAATAGGGGCCAAAGACAGTTACGAAACTTGTTGCAAACGATTCAATATTCAAGACCGCATAATGAAAAAAAATTTCTCCGAAGAGTTAGGAAAAATAAAAGGATTATCATGGTCATTTGAATATCCGGCAGATTTTGGAGGAGTTAATAAATATTCTACGTATAATAATAGTATATATTTAAAAGTTTTGGAAAATACGTTAAAAGCTTTAGATACATCGATTATAAAAGTGGAAAAAATACGTGATGTAGAAAATTCTTTTGTTATAAGAATGAGAAATCAAGATGTCATTATACAAGATGGAGAATTAACGAAGAGTGACATTTTATCTAGCGGAACGAAAGCGGGTATTACTATTGCTGGCATGGTAACGGCTATTATTAATGGAGAGAATGGATTTTATTATTGTAATGAAAAATTTTCATATATACATACAGATATAGAAAAAGCATTTTTGTCTTTAATGATTCAATGTTTGAGAAAAAATGATCAATTGTTTTTTACGACACATAATACAGATATCCTTGATCTACCATTACCAAAACATACATTTACTTTCTTGAAGAAGGATATAAATGATGATACAGAATCAATAAAATGTGTGAATGCCTCTGAATTTTTGAAAAGAAGTACTGATTCGGTAAAAAATGCAGTTGAAAATGATTTGTTTTCGACAGCGCCAAGCACAGAATTAATTTACCAATTAGAAGAATTGAAGTAAAATACAAAAAGAGGATATACCATGGGAAAATACTATCAGTACTATGTTGAGGGTCAAGACAAAGAGAAAATTGTATAGATATTAAAAACTGAAATACAGTTAATAGAGCCTGGAAAAGCAGAAAAATTTAATGTTGTTTCAGAAGTATTTAGTTCATAGCATCCCCCGGATTTATTTCCGGGGGTCTTTTTTATTACCAGAATTTGTAACATCATATGCTTATATATGGAATCATATGCTTATAATATGATATATTTAGAGTGCGAGTTAAAGCAGTAGAAATAGGCAAAACTAGACGAATCATCTGTAAATCACAGGTGATTTTTCTTTTTTAAAGGAGGTGTCCCATGATATTTGCCATTGACAACCCGGTATCGGAGGTTTTTGAACGATGGGGCAACTTCATTCAACCAACAGTCGGCAAAGGCAATTTTTCCATGGAGAAAAGCCAGACAATAGCGACAGACAAAAAGAAATATGCCCGGTTGTTTTTGATGGGAAATCCAACACAATCATCTAGCCTTGATGGAAGTGAATGCGCGACTGTGCTTTCGTTTCAAACTGAGAGCTACGCATCAGGTGTAAAAGCCTTGTCAACAGCGTACGAAATCGACAGTAAGAGTCATGAAGCCATGATTTCTATGGGATTCCGAAGAACATACGGGCCAGAAGAAGTTGCAAACTCCGAAAAGAGTTTCAAACGAATCATAAGCCGGTACAGCAGAATTTACACCGGGCAATTATTGGAAGCGTAACAGCTTCTATTTTTTATACCAAAAAAGAAAGGAGAGTGTCCTATGAGTAAAGATAAATTACAATGGCTGAAAGCTGCGGGAATCAGAGCTGTTAAGACAATTGCTCAGACAGCAGTTGCTACAATCGGAACCGCAACAGTCCTTGGAAGTGTTGACTGGAAGATGGTCGTATCCGCGTCCGTTCTTTCCGGCGTTTTATCCTTGCTTACATCTGTAGCAGGGCTTCCAGAACTGAAAACAGGCACAGATGAATAGAAAGGACGGTGATCCTTTTATCTCCCGGATGCAGGGTTACGCATCAGAGCCATGTGGCTCTTTTTTATTGTAATTTTATAGCTGAAAAAGCAGAAAGGAGCCGAATATGGCAACAAAAGGAAATATAGCAGGCGTAAGTACCGTTGGTTCGCTTACCGGATATGCAGTTGAAACAACAGCAGGTACTAAACCGACAACTTTCAAACTTCTCCACAGAATTAATGCTTCTGACGAGATCAAAATTGATGTAGAGACAATTGACGCTTCTGCACTTGAAGATGAAGTCGAAAGAACTATTGCAGGACGTGGTTCCACAGGCGGCACATTCAACGTAACTGTGAACGTAACCGATGAAACTATCACTGAATGGGAATCTTTAATCAGTGAATACAAAACAGCAAAAACAGAGGGAAAATCCATGTGGTATGAAGAATACTTCCCGTCTCTCAAAAAAGCATTCTTCACCAAAATCGAGCCGCCGACAATCATTCCTAAACCGGCAAGAGATCAGAACGGCCTGTTAACCGTTGAAATGTCTCTTACTATTAATGAGTACGTTGGACCGAGTGAAGCGGTAGTTCCAACTGAAAGCGAAATTTAAACATATTTGGGAGGACGAATAATATGTATAAAGTTTTAAAAATCGGCGACAAAGACTACAAACTTGAATATGGAATTGAAGCATCACTGTTTGATGATTGTGTAAAATCCGTAATGAATATGCTGGTTTCCACAAGCGGCGGAACAGACAGAAGCCTTAAAGAAATGGTTTCTGGAATGAGCAGCATCCCGAATACTGCACTCAATGCGTTTTATGCCGGATTACTTCAATATCACGGCAACCACTCTGACGGTGATGGCACTGTTCCGGATTTAGACACCGCCAAAAAACTTGCAGCACAGTATATGAATGAGCATAAAGATGATGAGCAGGGCAACTTCTATGGCCTGTTTTCTATGTGCATTGAGCAGATGGAGGAAGATGGTTTTTTCAAATTAACCGGTCTGGAAACATTCATGGACAACATGAATGCGGCAATGGACTCTGTGAAAGCGAAGAAAGCGCCGAAGAAACCGACAGATCATCTGAAAAAAGCTACAGCGAAATAATCTGGGATGAATTATACCCAATGGCTGTGCGTATTGGGATGTCAAGAAAAGAATTTCTCAGAAGTACCCTGAAAGACCTAAGAATCCGTATAGAACAATATGGAATCTCAAAAAACGAAGAAATTCAGTCGCAATTAATAAACATGGACTATCAGTCATGGCTTACCGGGCTGTATATGAAAGCAAGTATTTCGTGTGTGCTATTTCCAAGAAAGGCTAGTTATCCGAGTAAACCAATTACGCAGGAAAAACAAAATAATTGGGTTGAACATAATCCAGATACGCCGAAGAAATCAGAAGCAGAACTAAGACAAGAAGAACGTTACTACGAACTTCTTATCAGGCAGGCAAATGCAAATATATCTGAAATAGGTAATAAAAAGGGCAAGCAGGATGAATAGTAGTCTTGCTTGCCCTTTATTTTTTTGAAATAAAGGAGGTGCTTATATGCCTGACAACACAATAGACAGCCTTGCGATAGAGGTCAGCAGTAACGTATCAAATGCAAGTAAATCCATTGATGATTTATGTAATAAACTGAATCGCCTGAGTAGTCGTATGTCTGAGAGTATCAAGTATCTCAGACATTTTTCGTCCTCTGTCGGTACGGTCAATTCTGCTGTTCAAGCACTTAACAGCATAGATTCCGGGAAGCTGACTACAATAGCTGCGCAACTCGAACGTCTCAGCAAAATAAATTTGAGCAATCTTGAAAATAAGAATCTCAAAGTGAACGTAGAGATTAATTCGGCGGATATGTCTGAAAAGCTGAAATATTCTGTCGAAAAATCTTTGGATGCTACAAAAATAGACGCATCGGCTTTGTCCAGACAGCTCGCAAGCGCATTTGAATTAAAAGGCGGCGCCGCTTCCAAACTTCAAAGACAGATAGATTTGTTGGCACAGCAGCTTACAAATTCATTTGACGGACAAAACTTCACAGCCGGTGACTGGGGAAAGACTCTGGATGATATTGCAAAAAGCATTGAGCAGAGCGGAAAGGTTGTAAAATCTAATCTCGGAAGTTATCTGGATGGTGCAGAACAAGAGTGGCAGGACTTTTACAATTATTTCAAGGGCAAAAAAATCTACGTTTCCGATATGCTCAAAGCAGACATCGGAAAAGGCGAGTTCAGGGAATTATTGCAGCAATACCTTGGAAATATCACAGTTGATGTGACAAAAGGAATTAACCTTAACTCGGCATGGGGAGAACTATCAGAAAAGTTCCCTACATTGATTCCAAAGGATACCATCAACGACGCAGATCAGTTGATAACTGTCCTTGAAAACCTCAAAAAAGTCAGAGATTCCATTAAACCGGTGTCTATTCAATCCCTCATGGGTTCAGAATCAGATTTAGCATCTACGCAGGTATATGAATCCGTCTCTGAAATGGGAAAACAGCTCGGAGTTGCAATCCAGAAGAATATTTCCTCTGCCATGGAGTCAGCAAACGGTCAAATTCCAATTGATGTAAAGGTTAATGAGGATAAAATTGCCAGAGACATTCGAAACGCCATTAATAAGGCATCTACGCTCACCTATGACCCGGTAAAAGTAAATCTGTCAGTAAATACGGATGATATAAAGAGCAATATCGAATCCAAACTGAACGGACTGGATTTATCGACAGTAAATAGCCAATTAGAGCAGTTTACGCAGTCCATGAGTACGCTTGGGAATCTAAATCTGAAAGACAGCGGATTAAATTCATTTGTAAATGCCATTCGTAGATTGAACGAAACGTTAAATTCCACAGGCGATGTGTCTGGAAAGATTCAGAAGATGATTTCCGAATTATCTGGCCTTAGCAGTATTCCAGACGTGTCAAACAATGTGAACCGGTTTGTTTCTTCACTGGCGAGATTGGCGAATGCCGGCAGTTCTATTGATACAGTTGCATCTAAGCTTCCGAATCTTGGCGAAGAACTTGGGAAAATCACAGCTTCATTTTCTGGCATAGGAGAAGTTTCTCAACCGATTAATATTTTTGTTCAGTCAATCGCACAGCTGGCGAACGCAGGGGATAAAACGAAAAAGACAGCCGATCAACTTGAAAATTTGTCAAAGAATCTTAAATCATTCTTCCAGACAATGAGTACCGCACCAAAAATCAGCCGCAATACCATACAAATGACACAAGCTATCGCTCAGTTGGCGAATGCAGGTGGAAGCGCTGGCAGGGCGGCACAGTCTACGGTGAATGCATTTAGCCGATTGGGGCAGGGAGCAGCCGGGGCAGTACGAAAGGTTAATAGTCTTGGAAATGCTGTTGGAAACGTTGGTTCAAGCGCAAAGAAAAGTATACCGAGCATTATGTCTTTGGCAGCTAAATTCTGGACTTTGAAAACAGCAGCTACGAAATTTACAGGTGCAATTGAAAGTTCCATGAATTTCCTCGAAGATTACAACTACTTTCAAGCAGCATTTCGACAGGTGGCGGATAAAGCGGGAAAGACTTGGGCAGAAGCAGGGTATGACTCTGCAGAAGCATATGCAGATTCGTTCAGCCAGAGAGCCAGAGAGCTTACATCCAAAATGTCTGGGTTCGATGTTTCGGACAATGCAATTCTGACCGCAAATAAATCGGGTAAGTCACTTGGTATGGACCCGTCTATGCTTTTAAATTATCAAGGACAGTTTGCACAGTTATCGTCCTCTATGGGAACAACTTCTGAGCAGGCATTAAAGTTATCAAACGCATTGACTATGATCGGTGCTGACCTTGCATCTGTTAAGAATCTTGATTTTAGTACAGTTTATGAAAACCTATCCTCTGGATTAGTAGGTATGAGCCGTGCCGTAGATAAATATGGCGCAAACATTCGTGTGGCAAATTTACAGCAGTATGCTTCAAATCTTGGCTTACAAACAGCTGTATCAAAAATGGATCAGGCAAGTAAGGCTATGTTAAGAACAATAGTAATACTGGATTCCACCCGGTACGCATGGGCGGATATGGCAAATACAATTAATATGCCAGCCAACCAGCTGCGCATACTTCGCGCAAACTTAGTATCCTGTGCCAGAGCATTAGGAAACATCTTTATGCCAGTCATTGCGGCAGTATTACCGTACATCAATGGCCTTGTAATCGCATTCCAGAGACTTTTAACATATATCGGTTCACTTCTTGGAGTTGATACCAAAATCGGAAAAATGTTCGGTTCTATTGGTGGCGGAAGCGAAAATCTTTCAAATGCACTTGATTCCATAGATGACTCTGGAATTTCTGATATTGATAATGCTACAAAAGATACTAATAACAATTTGAAAAATGCGACTAAGAATGCAAAAAAATTAAAACAGTTCCTTGCGTCCTATGACGAATTGGAAATCATGAGCAAAGACGATAGTTCTCTGTCTGACCTTGCAAATTCCAAAATTAAGACACCATCCCTTGACACATCCGCTCTCGATGCAGGAATCCTTAACGACGCGTTAAATAGCCTATTAGACGAGTATCAGAAGAAATGGGATGCTGCCTACAATTCCATGGAAAACAAGGCTATGGCATTCGCAAACAAGGTTACAGATACATTTAAGAAACTTGCAAAAGCCGCAGAACCTACCACAAAAGCTCTGAAAAATCTTTGGAACAATGGATTGAAGCAGCTCAGAGATTTCACATGGACAGCATTAAAAGATTTCTGGAATCATTTTTTAGTTCCACTCGGTAAGTGGACACTTGGGGAAAAAGGATTACCACGACTAATCAATGCTTTTAATGATTTTCTCATGAAAATTAACTGGGATAAAATCAACACTTCTCTTGTGCAGTTATGGGATGTGTTAGAGCCATTTGCTGAGAATGTCGGCACCGGCCTGCTAGATTTCTTCGATGATTTCTTTGATAAGGCAGCAGATGGAGTCAATAAACTTCCTGATCTGATTGACAGGTTCAAAGAATTTATCGCAACATTCTCGCCAGAACAGGCACAGTCTATCGGATATTTTCTCGGACAGCTCTTGACTGCTTTCGTAGCATTTAAAGGGCTTACATGGTTCGGAAGTATTTTCGGAAAAGATGGAGCGATAGGTAAAGGCATTGCCATGTTAGCAGCACATCCATATGCTTCGATAGCGGCTGGACTAGGTCTTACTGTTGCCGCACTTGATAAATTCGGAGTGATTGATGTTGATTGGGAATGGCTATGGGACAAAATAAGTCAGCTAAAAGATACAGTTTCAAACTTTATTAATAATGTCGATTGGAGCTTTTTGGTAAAAACAATCGGTGATGTATGGGATGTTTTCCAACCATTTGCGCAGGGCTTCGGAGATGCCTTTGTTGATTTTTTTGATGTAATGGTAAACGTCATTGGTGCTCCATTAATTAACGCTTTAGCAGTTGCTCTTGAAGCACTTGCAAAAGTTTTGAGTCTGCTTGACGATAAGCAAATAGAAGCGTTGGGATATGCACTTGGAACTTTTCTTGCGGTAAAAGGAGCGCTTAAATTTTCCAAAAAAATAATCGGCGTAGTTAGTTCTATCAGGGCACTTAAAACAATCTTTGGTGGCTTAGGAACAGTTCTTTCTACAGCTGGCGGCGCATTGAAGACGTTCTTCGGTTCTGGACTTGGTTCTACACTTGCTGCAGGCTTTGCTGATTCCATGACAGTCTTAGCAGCTGCAATGGCAGGCTTTAATCTCGGAAAATGGATAAGTGTCAATCTGTTCGGCGGCGAAGATAAAACCTTTGGGGAATTTCTGGAAGATAATGTATTTGGATATCAAAAAGGTGATTTCTCGGGAGCTATGGATGAATGGCTGAAAGATATATTCGGAGTCGGAGATAAGCTTACAGAGGATGATTTAAAGGTATTTCAGGAGTATGAAGATGCCATTCTTAGTCTGGTTCGCGCAAGCCAGCTTTCAGGCGAACAAGCATATCCTTTATTAACATTTCTTTCCGAATTGAAAGATAACGGATATAGCACAGAACAGGCGTTATTTGAACTCGAACTTAAACTTAATAATCTCGGAGTTTCATCCGAAGATTTCGAGAATGCGATAGCAGGAGTGAACGAGCCGGTCAAAGACCTTGGAGATACGGCAGAAACATCTTCTGATCAGTTTTCAAAAATGGCGGAGCGAATCAACAATGTTTCGTTTGAAGATATCTCAGAACAGCTTACAGGATTCCAGAGCCTTATTCAAACTGTTGACTTTGCGACTCTGGTAACAGATACAGCAAATGCAATAGACCAGATGGGCGGCATATGGGAAAACGGAAAACAAATTCTCGGTGAAAAAGCATTACAGATTTATCAGGAAATTGCAAAGGGATTAGAGCCGGACGATAACGGTTACTATACTTTAGCAAACGGACAGATGGTGCAGTTCGGAAAAGGTATTTCTGACTATGAAAGCACTCTGCAAAGTACAATGGATTCAACTCTGCAGGGGGCAATCAACGGAGCACTGGATAACAATTCTGGTTTTGAATTAGTTACAGAACTCGGAAAGAATCAGATTCTTGCCGTAGGTAGCGGAATTGAGCAGAATGGCAGTAAAGTTACTGATAAACTCAACTCTACAATTCAATCATCTGCAAAAGGCGCAGAAGAAACCGCAAAATCAAGCGGTAAAACCCTTGGAAGCAACATTGCAGATGGATTACAGTCTGGAATTGACGGAAAGAAAGAATCCACAAAGAACTCGATTCTTGACTTAATGAACAACAGTGTAAAATCCCCTGCGCAGGAAGCGGTAGAGTCTCACTCTCCGTCCAAGTGGTTTGAACGGCTTGCGGGATACTGCGGTCAAGGCTTTGACAATGGGTTGGAACCGGGATTCTCTTCAACGTTCACATGGTTTAGTGGATTTAAAAATAGAATCAGCAATTGCATCGGAAGCCTTTACACCATTGGCTCAAATGTAATATCCGGATTGATCAATGGAATAAACAGCATGGCCAGCAGCTTATGGACTACGGTTAGCAATATTGCGTCTGGCGTGACAAGTAGAATCCGAAGTGTTCTTAAAATCAATAGCCCATCAAGAGTAATGATGGAACTCGGTGGATTTACTGTTGAGGGATTCCAGCTCGGTATGCAGAATATGCTTCCAAAAGTCGAATCTACCATCAATGATATAAGCGCAGAAGTACAAAAAATCAATACACCAACCGCGGACATTATCACAAAGAGTGCGTCCTATCAGGAAGTAAAGAGCAGAATGTCGGTTGATACAGATGACTTTGTGGATGATATTCGAAAAGAAATCATGGCAATCAGCAGTAACACGTTTGACAATAATCAGATGATCGCGCAGGCGGTCAAAAATGCCTTGAACGGCATGGCAATCTACGCAGACGGACATCTGATTGGATATCTGAAAGAAGAGAATCAGCAGTTCAGAAATCGTAATGGCTACGGAATATTTGAAGGGTAGGTGATAGA